GTCAGATACCGTATGGCTTCCTTGAGCGTGTCAAAGCTCACAGTCTCGTAGGCGTCGTCGAGCCTAGGGTCGGTACTCATGATCCACCAGCGGGTGTTCTCGGCGGCGCGCGCGGCGAGAAAGCTGACGGTGAATTCGCTCCACGCGCCGCGGATGCCTACGCAGGAGAGGACGCGCATGCCTTTGTAGCGCAGCGCGCCGTTGTGCTTTTCTTCTGCCCCGTAGGACTTCTCCGGCCTGTACTTAAGCCTTGCCATCACTCCTCCAGTCTGCGCAGCACTTCGTAGTACTGCATAGCCGCCTCGGCGGTTGGGAACGTGTGCGGCACCGTGCGCGATCTGCGGTTACCTGTATACAGCGCGTACTCGATTAGGTGCAACTGCCACGGCTGGTCTTTGCTGGCGACGCCTTTGTTTCTGCAGCGAGCCACTACTACTAAGACGTTGTGGCCTTGGTGCCGCCACGTGTACGGGGTCTCGCGTACCCACGTGTTGCCGTCAAATGTCTTCCGGGTAATCATCGGCACCGGTGCCCCCTATGCGGTTGCACGTCTTCATGTAAGCCACGGCTTCGTCGAGCGTGGAGTGCTCAACGTACCCACGAGGCGGGGCGCTGTCGAAGCCGTGCAGATACGCTGTGTACACGGAGCCGTCAGGGCGCACGAAGACCAGAACGTCGTCGTCTTCTGCGCCTTCGTTTGTGTAGTAGGTTTTGAGGCGCACACCGTTATCGACGATAACGTGCGACTGGTAGCACACGTGCTCTTCGTTCCAGCTCATGTCACGCTCCGAACAAAAAGCCCATCTTCTGGGCGACATCGTTGAGCTTGGTCACCGTCTGCTCTCGCACGATCGGAGACTCGCGGAGGACCTGCGGGTTGCTGGCATAGCCGCTCATGGCGGCGGCGACCTGGTTGCACATGTCGAGGATCTCGGGGTCACCCATGGCCAGAGAGCGCACCAGCGTCACCGACTCCAGGATGTTCTCGACGGCGCTGTCACGGAAGATCGAGCCCGGCGTGCCGGCCGGCACCTTGAGCTTGTCCAGCAGATGGCGAAGCGGCTCGGACACACGTGCTCGCATGTCTTCGCGTGCGGCCTGGGCCACTTCGTCGAGCTGCGCCTGCAACGCGTCCTTGTCTTCCTGCGTGATATCGAACAGGAAGTGGTCGGAGTCCGGCAGCGGGCTGAAAGTGAAGCTGAGCTTGAACGCCGCCTCGAACGTAGCTGCATCCGGGTAGTCCGTTGCTGCTGCGCGGGCGCCGCGCGCCACGATGTCAGCCGCCACGTGCTGCGAGTAGTTGGGCATCAGAGCGCGCAGCGAGTTGTCGACGTCGGCCACGAGCCGGCGCATGTCGTCGCGGTATTTCTCGTAGTTCGCCACCGGGAGGAGCCGCGGGCCGCGGTCGATGTACGGCAGCGTGTTCTGCTTGTGGTAGTGGTACACCGCCGTGGCTTCGTTGAGGAGGCGCCGCACGGGCGAGTGCTTGTCCTTGAAGAGCGTGGCGTTGACGCGCAGCCCAGCGTCGCCGAGTGACTGCTGCGTGAACTGCTCGGCGTTGGCGTCACGCTTGGACGTGGCCGGCTTGCTGATCGACAGGCGCACAAGCATTGCTTTCGTGTTCAGCTTGTTGATGCTGCCGGTGTCGAGGTTCAGCTTGAGTTGCTCAGGTGCGTTCATGTAAGTGACTCCTTAGGGTTGCACGTTTTCCAGCTCTAAGATCGCGGTAACGTAGCGGATGAACTCGGGCGACGTCGCGTCAACGTCCTCGGGAAGTGGGTGCTCGACCCAATTTACTTTTGCTTTGTCCCAAACATGAAGCCCGGACCTCGGCGTGTACGCCGCCACTAACGACACTGAGTTCCTGAACTGGGCCGCACTCGACGTTCGGTAGAACGAAATATCCTGGTTCGGGTAGACGCTCACTTCGATAGCCACGGCGTCACCCGTGGATGTTTTCGAGGACGAGGATGGCTTTCACCCACATCATCCACTCGTCGCTCAGCGGCAGCAGGTCGGGCACTTCGTTGACTCGCTCCCACCCGACGCCACCGCGCCATAGGTACAAGCCTTTGGTTTGCCTGTACCACGCTACCAGCGACGTTGGGCTTATGTACGGGTTCTTGTCTGTAAGACGGTAGATGGGCGTATCGCCATCGCGCACCTCACCTTTCACGATCTCGTCTTTCAACATGACGCGCTGCTCCCGTTCAGCGCGGCCAGCGTCTCGGCGAACCGCTTTGCTTCGTCCTCGTTGTCGAACGCGACGTCTTGCAATTCGAGCTCGGCTTCGCCTGTCGGACCGGACCACACCTCTACCCTATAGTGCGAGTCTTCCTCGATCGGCGCGTACACCGTGGCCCACCAACGGAAGTCGTAGAAGCCGTCTTTCTTGCGGCGCGAGTAGTTGTCTTCGCACGCGTAGTTGTCTTCGCACGCGTAGCGCCATTCTTCTTCCCACCAGAAATTGTCGGGAGGGCGCCAGCTCATAGTTGCCGCTTTTTGCCGTGTGCATCAGGAAACACGTACGTATCTCCGTGCTCGTTCGTCCACTTCGTACCGACGGTCATGCTTTTGCTCCGTGCAACCGCGCAAGCGTCTCGACGTATCGAAACCCTTCTTCGGAGCCGAACTTAATGTCGTCGCTGATGCGCTCCTCGATCCAGGCGTCGCCGGTCCAGTACGACATACGGGACGAGCCGTTGCTGTGAAGAAGCCACATGACCACCCAGCGGTGCTTAAAGTAGGTTTCGTCGTCCCGCCCTTGCCGGTCTTCGGCGTACTCTTTTTCAGGGACGGCTCCTTGCCAAACGGACGCACCTTCGCTCTTCCACTCGTAGCTCATGGCTTGGCTCCTGCCAGCACGGCAAGCGTCTCGACGTACTTGAGCCCGTCCGCGTCACCGTACGGGAATGGGATCGGCTCGGTAGTGACAGGCCCCCATGCGTTCCAGTCTCCGTCCTTCATCCATGCCTGCGGCACTTCGGGCTCGTCGGAGTCGTCGTACTTGATCCACTTGATCCACCACGCGCGCTCGGCAGCCGAGCGTAGGCTCTCAGGGTCTTCGTCCCCGCGGACATACGAAGACATTGGGCAGGTGAGCTTCTCGGCGTCCTGGAAGTCACGGTACGCTTCGTGCACCGTAGCAGGTCGCGGGACGTTTTCGTCGTAGCGCATGTTGTTTTCATCGTCGACGTGGTCGGTGTGCCGGCAAATCCAGGTTGTTGTCATGTCAGCCCCGCAAGTGTCTCGATGTACAGAGTTAGTTCGTCCAGCGGCAAGTCTGGTAGGTTATTGGTAGCGTTGATGGCGCCGCGTCCTTCGGGGTGACGATCCCGATATCTGGCAGCCACGAGCCCGTCGTCGTGTACGTCTATGCACGCTTGGTCGACCCCACTCTCGGCGAAAGCGATGTACTGCGTGAGGCAGCGGAAGTCGTTACGCTCCTTGCGCCAGACGAAGCTGCTCACGTCACACCATCGGCTTGGTGACTGCTGGGCGCTCCGGCGCGCACTTCTTGTCGTGCGTGTAGCTCAGCGTGCCGGTGACTGACGACACCACGTAGAGTACGAGGCAGACGATGAGCCCCTTGACAGCAACACTGTAGTACGACAGCATGACGCCGAGGGCATCTGCTGCGAGGATGCTGATGATCTCGTAGATGTTCACGACTTGCCCTCCGGCGTGCCGTCGATGTGCTTGCCTGTCAACAACACGTGCGCCGTGTCGAGCAGTTCCTTGGCTTCGTGAAGCTTGCGGGCTAGCGAGTTGTTGGCCATGTCGAGAAGAAGGCATATGAGCGGCCACGTCGCTGCGAAGTACTGGCCTGTACTCAGGAACACGTACGTGGCGTACACGCAGGCCGCAAGGAAGCCGAGACGCAGGATGCCTGCGAGGTTGATGGTGAGTTTCATTGGTGCTCCTTACGAGGTGATGTTGGGTTGAAGGCGCGTAAGTACCTCTGCGTAGCGCAGTAGTTCCTCACGATCGGTGATTCCGCAGGTGGGCTGGCGTACGAAGTTGCCGCCAGCGTCGTCCCACACCCACACGGACATGTCTTTCCAGAAGACGAAGCACAGCGTCCAGCCCACAAGATACCCCTCCGTGACGTTGTACGCCTGGTAGTCGCCTTCTTGTATGTCTGCGGCCTCCAGCGGCGGGAGGAACTGGTACTTGTCAAACGCTGCGTGGAGAGTTTCGTGCCATCTGCAGTGCGGCTCCCACCGGCAGTTTGTCGTGCCCATCAGGGGTCCAGTCGGTCAAGAGTTTCGATGTACGCCTTGCGCTGGTCGAGGGTGTCGACACCCTTGGGCCACGCGAGCAGGAGTTTTTCCGGCCAGGAGTAGCTGGCTACGGCTTCACCGGGTTTCGGGTTTTTGCGCATGCATACGTAGCACGTGCGCCCAGCCAGGATGCAGTGACTGTCGTACTCTTCCCACGTCCTTTCGCTGTCCCTCGGGCGGACCTTGGTCAGGCCGTAGTACCAGTCTGGGTGCATGGGGTCGTCGTCGATCCAGATGGTCTGCTGGTCGCTGGACGTGAAGGGAGGCGGGTCCATCTCAGCGAGCGCGTTGCGCAGCTCGCTGAGGTATGCGGTGGGCGTTGTCATTGCAGCTCGTAAAGCATGGCGAGGTACGCCTTCTTCTGCTCGATGGTGTCCACGCCCTCGGGCCACTTGTCGTGGGGGATGTGCTTGTCTTTGTGGGATTCCGTTGGGCGCCCGGTTTTTCCGGAGTTGTAGTAGCCCTCCACGCCGCCCATGCAGGGCCGTATGTGCGCGACGCAGCTGCACATGACGCCGTTGATCTCCACCTCGTAGCTGCCGTAGTCGCGCACGTTGGTGTCGAACGCGAGCCAGCCGCGGTAATCCGCGCGGTATTGCCAGACGATCACAGCAACCTCCACATGACTTGTAGATACCGCAGGCGCTGCTCGGTTGTGTGTACCTCGGCAGGCCACTCGTGCGCATTTGGGCGCACGCCGCCGGGCGGTTTATTGTTGTAGTAGCGTGCGTACTTCGTCCCGGCTGGGTCCGCTTTGACTAGCTGCGCGTTGCCGGCGTCGTAGCCCTCGGTAGCGTACGTACCGACGCACACGCACTCCTTGTTGCCAGCGTCGACGATCTTCTCGCAAGTGCCGATGCCCTTGCGCGGGTCACCGCAGAACAGCAAATATTCGTGCGAGTAGTCGCCTTTGAGTTGGGATCTGTGCACCCAGTACAGGTTAGCCATCGCGTAGCTCCTTGATGCTCTGCATGCGCAGGAGAGTCTCGGCGTAGCGCTTCAGCTCGTCGGGGTTCGTGATACCGTGGGCGCTACGGTCGCAAACCAGCACGAACTTGCCGCGTCTGAAGCACCACATGTAGATCGCGCCGGGCTTGTGGAAGACGATCATCATCATCAAGAACCCGATGGGCGGTGCATCCTTCATTTCCGCGCCGTCGATGCTGTCTGGGCCCTCGTCGGCGTAGAAGCCTGTCCACTGGCCGGGCTCGCCCCAATGCAGCTTTGACTGCGGGATCAGCGAGTGCATGCTGAACCAGTGGTACAGGAACTTCTCTCTGCCGGGATCGTCGTCCCGGCTGACAGGGCTCGCGGTGATCCACCGGCACTTGCTGATGTCCATGTCAGCTCTCCAGGTACTTCTTCCACCCTTCAGCGAACGAGCAGTTCGACGGCGCGTCTTTGAACATCGGCGCGATGTCGGCGTCGTTGTACCCGGCCAGCACGCAGCCCACGCGGGTGACGAAGAACATGCACTCGGGGTTCGCCTTCGCGTACTCGATGAACTTGTCGACGTGGTACTTCACCTCGCGCAGCGGCAGCGTGTCGATGTTGTCGTCCTTGGTGGGCAGCGCGTAGCTCAGGCCCTGACGACCGAAGCCGTTGCCGTACTGCGCGCCGTAGCTGATGACTGCTGCGCGCGCCGCGCCGCCGCCGTGACGGCCTGCCGTGTTCGAGCCGAAGACGAAGACCCACTCGACGCCAGGCTCGTAGGGCAAGCCGGTGCCGTCCTTGTGGTACAGGAACTTGTTCATGCGTGCTCCTCAGTTGTAGGCGATCGCGTCGGCCAGGTCGAAGAAGAAGTGGATGCCTTGCGTGCAGTGCTGGCGCTCCCAGAACCGGCTCTTGTCCTCGAAAACGCCCTTGCCGTCCCTCGACTCGGGGTGCACCGTCGTGCCGGTGAGGTATCGGAAGTCGCTGTAGCCATAGGCCACCGCTTCGAACTCTTCATCCTTGACGGTCACGATGCTGTGCACGGACGCGCGCGACGCACGGCACTTGCGGAGCACGGCCGAATCGACGTGCTTGAGCGCGGCGTCGTGCAGCACCCGCTGGGGGAGCTTCACGTCGTACGGCAGGCCGATGACGCAGTTCGGCACGTAGACCACAGCGGAAGTCGGCACCACGAGGTTGGCGATGGCAGGAACGCGGCACGCGTCCACGACGCCTTTGGGATACGAGGGGCTGATCACCCGCCGGAAGGCGCGGACCTTCTTGAATACGCGCATTGGCTTGTTGACGCAGTAGAACTTCCCGTGCTCGATGTTCGTCGCCTTGAGCTTGTTGCCGTTGACGGCGCCGAGCAGGCGTCGTGCGTCCCGCGCGGTGATGAGGGCGCAGTGCTCGTTCAAGTACTGCCGCCGCGCTTCGGGCGTCGTGATGAACTTGTTGAAGGCTCGGTAGTTGTTCGTGTCCATGTGTGCTCTCCTGGTTGATGACTGCTGATGCCCGCTTACGGGTAAACCACCTTGGGGGCCTGGTTGTCCTGGAGGCGCTTGCTGGCGAGGTAGGTGCGCGGCTTGTAGTCGTCGGCGCTGAGCGGCACACCGGCGCGCTTGTCGCCACGGGCCTGCGCCTTGGCGATGGCCTTGGTCTTGTTGCGTGCCGAGCGCGTGGCCTGCATCTTGCTGCTGGGGTTGCGCGAGTGGCGGCCGATCTTGGCGCCGTTGGTACCGTCTTTCTTGGCCATGTGGCTCTCCTTGGGTGAGTTGGGTGAGTTGGGTGAAGGTGGTGGTTACTTCTTCGCGGCGTCGCGCTTGGCGAGGACCCACAGCTGGAACCGCTTCGCCTGCCAGCCCAGCCACACGCCGAACACGGCGGCCATGAGCATGGCGAGCACCACGTCGCCACGCCCGGCGAACATGCCCACGGCGGTCACTTGCGCACCCCGCGATGAACTTGCTGGCCTTGCAGCGCGTCCAGCAGGATGTCCTTGTCGATGGTGGGCAGGTTGTTCAGCGCCTTGTCGTCCGGGTCCTCGTCCGCCACTTTGGGCAGGAAGTAGCTGGCGATCATGCACAGCGCGAGGAACGTGACGATCACGTAGAGGGCGCGCAGCCAGCCCATGTGCTCGGGGACCGAGTCGTACACCATGCGCCAGCCGCCGACGCAGCCCATGAAGCACGTGGCCATGCCTACGGCGGCGAAGCCATTGACGTCTTTCTGGTTCACTTGTGTTCTCCTTGTGCGGGAGTTGAGGGAGGTGGCCAGGCGGCGCCTGGCCTTGCACCGGCGGTTACTTCGCACCCGCCACCTCGGGGTTACGCGGGGGTTTGCTGCCCCGCGCCCGTCGGATTCTGTTGGTGCTGCGCGCCGAGCGGGGTGATGTACTCCGCTCCGGTGGTCTGGTCGGGGTCCAGCGTGTGGGCGCCGAGATCCACGAGCTTCTGCAGAACCGCCGCGTTGATGAACTCTTTGGCGGTGAGCGGCTCGCCCCATGCGCCGCGCGCCATGCGGGCATCCTCCTTGGCTTTCAGGTAAGCAAGCAGGGAGGCGTGAACGAACGGCCAGAGTTCGGCGGCGTGGGACGTAGCCAGCGACTTGCCCTTCCTCGTAGCGGAGCGAGCGGGCGCGCCGCCCTTCTGTGCCAGCGACAAGATAGCCGCCCGGAACAGGGCCGTGGGGTTGGTGCCCATGCTGGCGGCTAGCGTCTTGAGTGCTTCGTCTTCGGCCGCGGTTAAGCGAAGGCTGATCTGCTTTGCAGGCATGTGTGGTGTCCTTGGTCCGATATTGCGTGTGGTGTGCGAGGACTCCGCGTTGGTGAGTGAGTAGGAGTGCACGTAGCTTACAAGACTGCAAAGCGCTTTGCAACGTCCGACCAGTGTGAAGGGTCTTGCTGCAAAGCGCAGAGCGGGGTCGTAACCACGGGTGCGTATATTAGATATCGCAGTTTGGGGCGACATTTAATATAAGCACTCTTCATAGCTCTTTTTCGAGCACTGACAGTCGTTTAGCGTCGCCGTAGTATATCCATCTTATTAAAGGCGATTTTGAAAGCGTTTTGGCCAAAGCACCCCGCTCTGCGCTTTGCGCTTTGCAAGTGGATGCCGCGGAGGGAGAGTTTGCAAAGCGCAAAGCTGCGTAGCGGGGTCATTTTCCCAACCGGGTTGTTCTACCCTTCATAATAAAATTAATATGATTAATATTCTATTAGTATGCACCACCACCCCTGTGGAGCTATGAAGACGCTATGCAGACGTGCAAAGCAGGCTTGCATAGCGCTTTGCAGCCAAAAAGTAGCCATTGATATAGCCACCACCCCCGATGGATATACGAATGACCCTTTGCAAAGCGCTTTGCAAGCCCTCATATTGATATACGAGGCACGCCGCGTGATGACTGCTGCGCGGCGCATTGCATAGCGCTTTGCACACCTTCATATTGATATACGAAGGTGCTATGCACGGTGCGTATATTACGAGCCATGCACAAACGCGTTGATTGCGTCGGCGCACCAGCTCACGTCGCTATTCATCGGCACGGAGTCGAAGGCGGCTTCGATGAAGTCCTCCCGATATTCGTGGTCATCCTTCACGTTGGGATACGCGCCGTGGACGGTGCGCGGCAGGAAGATGAACAGCGCATGCTTGTAGCGGAAGTCCACGAAGGGCGCGGGGGCGGAAGAGAGTGCCATATCAAATCTCCTCGGGAGTGTCATCACCGAACTGCAGAAAGACGCTCGCGTCAGGGAACATGTGCTTCACATCCACGGCGGCGGCGCGGGCTTCGGGCTCCTCGACCCACGCTTTCGCGGATTCCACCCACTGGCCGTTGACGCGAATCCATACGTGCCACATATCTATCTCCTTTGACCTTGCACTCACGGTGAGCACAAAGGCAAAGGCCCGCCGAAGCGGGCCTAGTGCGTGGTGTGCCGCGGGATCAGCCGACCTGCTGCTCCAGGTGCATCAGCGGGGTGCCGGCGTAGCCGTTCTCCACGGTGTCGGCTTCGCGCTCGGCGGCCTTCTCTTCCTGCTCGCGGATGAAGTCGATGAACACCTGCGCCAGGTCGCGGGCTTCGAGTTGCTTCTCGTTCCAGCCCTTGTCGGCCTTGGGCGTCTCGCGCAGCACCGCCTCGCAGTACGCGGTGAACGACGCCTTGGTGTTCCACGGGCTGCCAAGCAGCTTGTTGAACGACGTGGTGAGCGAGGCCGGCGCGCCGTTGGCGACGATCTCGGAGGCCGAGCGATAGCGCCCGTTGATGGCCTTGCCGAGCGCGACCTCGGCCGCGACGGTGCGCAGCGCCTTGAGGGCCTTGCCGCCCTTGTACACGGCGCCTTCCGCCGTGAGCGTGGCCGTGGTGCCGTCCTTCTTCGCCACGAACGTGACGGTGCGGTCCATGGACGGGGAAACGGCGACTTCGCCACGGGCGATCAGGGTCAGGTTGTGCATGATTGGCTCCTATGTGAAAGTGACACAACGACATGCGCCAATCCATGACGCATGCGGATATGCCCGGGTTCAGGTCTCGCCGCGTGCTTATGTGTTTGCACACGATCCCCTGTCAGGACGCCCGGGACGCCCATGCCAAAGCCTCCCGCGCAGGCCTTGTAATCGGTCGCACCTCGGGAGACTGCCTCACGTGTCTTTCCACGGAGGGCCTTTCCAGCCGGCGGGATTCTTACCCCCAAGCTGGCGCAGTACCGGCGCTAACCGGCTTTGCCCTCGCACGACGTCCGTAGAGTGTCTAGGCACGCGTTACCACGTGCCTCTCACCTTTTCCAGCCCCGCAAACGAATTACCGCACGATGCAACGTGCGTACGTTAGGTGCGTCGGCTTTCTATGACGATTCTCTACAGCCCGATTGGCGCGGGATGCTATGTCATCAGGTATACGATCCTGAAAACGTCCAGCCCATACCGCACGCGAAACGCGCGCAGCGACACTGGAGTTATGCGTTGTTAAAGAGCTACAGGCTCAGACAATCAAGGTCCACCGGATACCCGCAGGCGCACTAGGCGCGGCAGGCGTCAAAGGCGGGTTGATTGTTAAAGAGCGGGGAGAGTCGCCTCTCATATCCGGCGCGACTGTGTTTTCTGTGTTTCGTGACCACGAGGATGACGGGGGTGGGGTGGGGCAATGAGGTCGGACCCCCTGGTGGACGGAGGGGGTATCTCTCGCCGCAAACCCTCCTCATCACCTACCAAAGGTGGTACATTACACGTAAGCAACTACACTGAGGTATATATGGAAGCACGAGTAGGTCGAGTATTTGGACGCCTAACAGTCTTGGCAGTAGCCGAGCCCACCACACGCAAAAACGGCAACCACAAGTACGCCTGCGCGTGTACGTGCGGCAACACAACATCAGTACGCTGGGAAAGTCTGCGCACTGGCCGTACCAAATCCTGTGGGTGCTTGGCCAAAGAGCGCAAGAAAGCTACCGCGCCAGTGGCGCCAAAGCGCCCACCCGCAGGAAAGCACCCGCTGTACACCACGTGGCGAAGCATGATCAAGCGGTGCACCATGCCTAGCCAGGACAACTACCGGTTCTATGGAGGTAGAGGAGTACAGGTGTGCGACCGCTGGCGCAGCGACTTCTGGGCGTTTGTGGATGACATGGGCCTCAAACCAAGCGGTACTACTCTAGACCGTAAGGACCCGGACGGCGACTACACCCCAGAGAACTGCAGGTGGGCTACCCACGTAGAGCAGTATTCACACGTCCGCAATACGCGCCCTGTGTATACAGTGACGGTTGCTGGGACGGTTACCACGGTGAACAAAGCCGCCGCGGTTCTAGGCGTAGACCCAGAACGCGTCAAAGCCGCCGTGCGCGGCGGTGAGCATGTACTCGTAGCGCTTATCGCTGCCGTCCTGCGCAAGCGGCTATGGAGCGACGGTCGTCCCCATACTCCGGAGGAGTACAAAGCCTGCTCAGAGATGGCTAAAAGCCTAGCCGCTACCGATGAGTTTCTCGCCAATGAGCTTACAAGTACACACAAGGACGCATAATCTCGCCATGGACGAAGAAAACCTAGCCGTCAAGCGGTATATGACCCCTCCCCCGGCCATGCTGGAGGAGGTCGCCAAGGACCCAAAGGTACTTCGCCAATTTGCGCGCAAGGCCACGTTGATGCAGGTCCACAAACTCCTGGAGCAGCTGCGGGATTCAACCGTCCCGCTCAAGCTGCGCATGGAAGCCATCTCGCTGCTCAACACCATCTCTGCGGAGAAAGAAGCCACGGCGGCCGGCGGCTCTGGGTCTGGCCCAGGGTTCTCCGTGAATATCGTCATCGGCTCTCAGCCGGCGGCTCTGCCGAAGGTCGAGGTCGTGGAGCAGGTAGCGGAGGGCGAGAAGTGACGTCACTTACGTATACCCCGCCCAAGTCGGCGGAGAAGTTCCTGATCAGCGAGGCGTTCGGTGCGCTGATCGTCGGCCCGGTCGGCTCGACCAAGACCACCGCTGGGATCATGAAGATCGCGTACCACGCCAAGCAGATGGCGGCGTGCCGCGACGGCATCCGGCGCTCGCGCTGCGTGTGGATTCGTAACACGCGCCAGATGCTGATGGACACGAGCATCCCGGACTTCCTGAAGTGGTTCCCGGACGGCCAGGCCGGCACGATGGCCAAGACGGACATGAAGTTCACCCTGCGCTTCGACGACGTCGAGTGCGAGGTACTGTTCCGTGGCCTGGAGGACGCCAACGACGTTCGGCGCCTGCTGTCGCTGCAGCTGAGCTTCGCGGTCATGGACGAGTTCCGAGAGATCCACCCGGACATCTACGAGAACGTGCAGGGCCGCTTGGGGCGTTACCCGGACGGCCTCATGGTGCCGCATCGCCCGGAGTGGGGCGTGGACAGCAAGGGGAACCCGATCCAGGGCTGCGTCAAGGACGACGGCACGCCCAACAAGCACATCTGGGGCATGACCAACCCGCCGGACATGGACACGTTCTGGGAGAAGTTGCTCATGGACCCGCCGAGCAACCTGGACGTGTTCTTCCAGCCGTCGGGCCTGGCGCCGGAGGCTGACTGGGTGCAGCATCTGCCCAGCGACTACTACGAGAACTTGGCCAACGGCAAGAGCCAGGACTGGGTGGACGTCTACATCCATGCTAAGTTCGGCAAGAGCTTGGCGGGCGACCCGGTGTTCCGCAGCTTCGACCAGGCGCGACACGTCAGCAAGTCGCCGTTCAACGTGGTGCCGTCCACCGTCATCATCGGCGTGGACGCGGGCCTGAGCCCGGCGGCGGTGTTCGGCCAGCTCGACTACCAGAACCGGCTGATCGTCCACGACGCCGTCATCAGCGAGAGCATGGGCGCGCTGCGGTTCATCCGCGAGAAGCTCAAGCCGCTCATTGCTAACAAGTACGCAGGACGTCCGATCCTGGTGGTCATCGACCCGGCGGCGTTCCAGCGGGCGCAGACGGACGAGCGCACCGTCGCGGACATCTTCAAGGCGGAGGGGTTCAAGGTCATCGGCGCCCGGACGAACGTGATCGCTGCTCGCCTGGCTGCGGTGGAGAACTACCTCACCCGCACGGTTGACGGCAAGGAGTCGATCGTGTTTGACGCCGCCGGCTGCGGGCCGCTGATCACTGCGCTGCGCAGCAAGTATCGGTACAAGATCAATACCAAGGGCGAGAAGGACGAGAGTCCGGAGAAAAACCACCCTTGGTCAGATATTGCCGACGCGCTGCAGTATCTCTGCTTGCACGCGGACAACGGCGCGGCGTTTGGCGCCAGGTACTCGACGACTCGTAAAGAGGTAAAGCGCTCGTCATATGCTTACGTGTAAGCTATACTGAGGTAGATAGCTGAAAATCTGTGAGAGGTATTCATGGCGTTCTCGTTTCCTCCTGCGAAGAAGTCGGCCAAGAAAGCCGCTCCCTTCGAGAAGTCGGCCAAGGACAAGGAGTCCAAAGGCATGAAGGAAGGGTCCAAGCGCGAAGAAGCGTTTGACCGCAAGCAGATGTTTGCCAAGAAGCGCGGCAAGTAAGGTAACCCGTGCTAGGCCTTCCTCCTACCGGCACCGCCCCGGGGCAACCCCGGGTTGTGAGTATCGGCGGCATTTTGCCCGTCGGTAATGTCGCGGCCGCGCTCGCCATGGACGCTCCCCCGTCCCAGAGCGTGGAGGAAAAGCAGGGGATGCCGGTTATCCAGAACCTGGCGCAGCACATCAAGCACGCGTTCACCGACGCGAAAACGGCCCGCCTGCCCATCGAGCAGCAGATGATCGAGGCCCTCCTTGCGCGACGCGGGGAGTACACGTCCGAGAAACTCCAGAAGATCTCCGAGAACCGCCAGCCGGCTATCTACATGATGGTCGCCTCGGGGAAGATGCGCCAGGTCGAGAGCCTGTTGCGCGACGTGATGATCGGCACCGGCGCCGAAAAACCCTGGACGCTCGGCCCCACCCCGGTGCCTGATATGCCGCCTGAGATCGCCGAGCAGCTGGTCATGCAGCTGACCATGGAGATCGAGCAGGCCATGATGAGCGGGTTCCCCCCGACGATGCAGGCCGCCCAGATGCGGATGCGCGAGATGCGCACCGAGCTGGAGAACCGCGTCGAGGAGCTGGCGCGCGAGTACGCCGAGCGCATGGAGAAGAAGATGGAGGACCAGCTCGTGGAGGGCGGGTACCTCGTGGCGCTGGACCAGTTCATCTCCGACCTGGCGACGTTCAAGACGGCGTTCCTCGCCGGTCCGGTCGTGCGCAACAAGCCCAAGCTGACCTGGGGGCAGGGCGGTCAGATGACCGTCGAGAACACGCTGACCCTGGAGTGGGAGCGCGTCGACCCGTTCGACATGTTCCCGGCGCGCTACGCCAAAGACATCAATGACGGCCCGCTGATCCGGCGTCAGCGGCTGAGCCGCGAGGCGCTCAACGAGATGATCGGTGTGGACGGCTTCGACGAAGACGCCATCAAGAAGGTGCTGGAGCTGTTCGGCGACTCCGGCCTGCGTGAGTGGCTGGCCATCGACGCCCAGAAGGCCAAGGCCGAGGGCAAGACCAACACTCCGGTCATGAACGAGAGCGGCATGATCGACGCTCTCCAGTACTGGGGGTCGGCGAGCGGGAAGATGCTCCTTGAGTGGGGCATGACGCCGGAGGAGATTCCGGACCCGTCGAAGGAGTACAAGATCGAGGCGTGGTGCATCGGCAACTACGTCATCAAGGCCGTGCTCAACGCCGACCCCCTGGCACGTCGCCCGTTCTACTGCAGCTCGTTCCAGAAGGTCCCCGGCACGGTGTGGGGTAACTCCCCCTACGACCTGATGCACGACTGCCAGGACATGTGCAATGCCGCCGCGCGGGCGCTGGCCGCGAACCTGGGCATCGCTTCGGGCCCGCAGGTGGCCGTGCTGTCGAACCGCCTGCCGCCGGGCGAGGACATCACCGAGATGTACCCCTGGAAGATCTGGCAGTTTGAGTCCGATCCCATGGGCGGTACCGCAGCCCCGATCACGTTCTTCAACCCGGAGAGCCACGCGCAAGAGCTGATGTCCGTGTACGAGAAGTTCAGCGCGCTTGCTGACGAGTACACAGGTATCCCGAAGTACATGTCGGGCTTCAACGGTGGCGAAGGCGGCGCAGGACGCACAGCCAGCGGCATCTCCATGATGATCAGCAACGCCAGCAAGATCATCAAGCAGGTCGTCGGCGCGATCGACTTCGACGTCATCACGCCCATGCTTGAGCGCCTGTACTACTACAACATGCGCTACGGCGACGACCCTGAGCTTAAGGGCGACATCAACGTCATCGCGCGCGGCGCGTCTTCGCTTGCTACGAAGGAAGCTGCGCAAGTCCGCATGAACGAGTTCCTGCAGGTCGCTCTGCAGAGCCCGGTCGTCATGCAGATCCTCGGAATCGAGGGCGTGGCTGAGCTGCTGCGCCCGACCATCAAGCGCCTGGACGTCAACCCCGACAAGGTTGTGCCCAGCGCACCTATCCTGCGACAGCGCCAGGCCGAAGCACTTCAGCAGCAGCTGATGATGATGCAAGCCGGCGGTGAACCAGGTGCCGACGGCGAGCAGCAAGGTTCGCCGAAGAAGCCGGGTGGGGGCGAGAAGCTCCAGAACGGCGCCCCTACCACCGACCACTTCCAACCTGCTAACAAGTAACCATCATGGCTGCTCTTTCCGACTATCTCGAAAACAAGTTCGTCGATCACCTGCTGCGCGGGCAGGCGTTCACTGGCCCCGCCACGACGTACATCGCGCTGTTCACTGCGGCCCCGTCCGATTCTGGCGGCGGCACCGAAGTGTCTGGCGGTTCGTACGCGCGCGTCGCGGTGACGAGTTCGCTCGCAAACTGGGCCGGCACGCAAGGCGTCGGCACCACGGCGGCGTCTAGCGGTACGAGCGGTACGACCAGCAACAACGCGGCGATCACGTTCCCGACGGCGACCTCCTCGTGGGGCACCGTCGTGGCGGTCGGCGTGTATGACGCGCTTACCGGCGGCAACCTGCTCTTCTACTCGGCGCTTACCGCCAGCCAAACCGTGGGCTCCGGAGCGACGATGTCGTTTGCCGCTGGCCAGCTTTCGCTCCAGCTCGACAACTAAGGCGACATCGTGGCCGTCAAGAACGCGGTAGCCAAGACATGGTACCTAGCCCCAGGGGCTGACGGCCTTCGTTGGAGCACGTACCCAGCCGGCAACAAACCCGTGAGCGGCAATCCGCCTACGCTGCTCACGGACCCACAGATTTCCGCGTTCCAACCGCGTGTCGGTTTGGCTCAGGTGTACACGCAGGGCGAATGGAGCAACGCCGCAGCTGTTACGGCCTCCTGGACGCTGGACGGCATCGCGTTCTTGGACGCCAAGCTAAATCCGTCTTACACGCCCGTGGCAAGTGACCTCGGAAAGCGCCTTGGCGTCTTGGAGACCGCTACCGCGCCAAACGGCGTAGCGGATACAGCGACAACTCAAGTCAAGTTGGTCACTTAAGCATGATGCACATCCTCCGTCAGGTTGTTTTCCTGTTTGTCGGCACGCTTAGCCTAGCCGCTAACGCGGTGACGTACTATGTCAGCCCAAGCGGCAGCAACGCCAACGCCGGGACCAGCATCGGCGCGCCCAAGCAGACCATCGGCGCGGCCACCTCGATCGCTAACCCTGGCGACATCATTGAGGTGCGCGCGGGCACCTACACAGAGAACCTGGTCATTTCGCGTCCAGGCTCCTCGACCGCTTGGATCACGCTGCGCGGCTACCAGGGCGACGCCATGCCCGTGATCCGACGCACCGGCGCGGGCAGCACGATCTACTTCTACACCCAGGCTTGCGAGGACGCGGTGACTGCTGGCCTGAGCGGCAACACCGACTGCCAGCCGATGTACTGGGTTGTGCAGGGCCTGGAGGTGCGCGGCAGCGCCACCGGCGGCGGTGACGGCAATGCGGTCAAGATCGACACCCCCAAGGTCAAGCTGATCGGCAACAAGCTCTGCTGCGCCGTGGCCGACGTGGTGAAGGTGGTCCGCACGGCCAACGACGTCGAAATCATCGACAACGAAATCTGGCAGAGCAGCGCCATCACCACGCCCAGCGACAACGCCCAGGGCATCGACATCGTGGGGGCCGACCGGACCATCATCCGGGGCAACTACGTGCATGACGTGCCCGACATCGGCATGTACGCCAAGGGCAACGCGCGCAACACGCTGATGGAGAACAACCTGCTGGTGAACATCGGCGGGACCGCGAACGGCCACGCGATGATGCTGGGCCAGGAGACGGACGCGGACCTGCTGCTTGACGGCAACTATGAGGTCTACGACGGCGTGATCCGTAACAACGTGGTCATCGGCTCGACCTGGGCGTGCATCGCCATCAGCTCGGCCTCGAATGTCACGGCCGCCTACAACAGCTGCTACAACACCGGCAGCGTCATGCACGGCTCGATCTTCCTCTCCGCGGAGTCGATCATCGGGCAGCTTTCCAGCGACGTCACGATCAGCAACAACATCATCGTCGGCAACCCGTCGCAGCCGCTCATCAAGATCGTGGACGGCTCGTTCACTAACTTCGCTTCACTGACGATCACGAACAACATCTACTGGACGACCACGGGCGCGGCGGCCACGTACATCCCCAACGACTCGGCCAGCGCGGTCAACTTCACGTCCTGGAAGACCAACTACACCACGCTGACCGGCAAGACCGACAGCAGCCGCCAGACCGATCCCCTGTTCGCGCGCACGGCCGCAGGCTGGAACTCCTTGGCGCTGAAGGGCGATAGCCCGGCTATCGACACCGGCACGGCTGTGTCTGGCGTCACAAACGACTTCCGGTTCGCACCCCGAGGCGCTTCCCCCGACATCGGCGCGCGGGAGTTCGTGGGCACGCGCATCACCGACGTGACCGGACCTGCGCTGACGACCACGCTGCCCACCAACGGGGCGACAAACGTGGCCACCACCACGGGCATCACGGTGAACTTCACCGAGGACATCGACTGCGGCACCGTGAACAGCAGCTCGATCGCCGTCAGCGGTGCTAGCGGCACGGTGAGCTGCGCGGCACGCAGCATCGGCTTCTCGCCCACGGCGCAGTACCCGACAAGCACGACGCTCACGGTGACGGTGGCCTCGACCGTCAAGGACCTGGCCGGCAACAACATTACCGGCAACCGCACCTTCTCGTTTACCACCGTGGCCTCGCAGGGCGCCGGCGCGGACTTCACTTTCCTGGCCTACGGCGACAGCCGTGCGGGCAACCTGTGCAGCGCCAACGCCGTGCACATCGGGCTGGTGAACCGCATGGTGGCTGAAGCCAACACGTCGATGGTGTTCCACCTCGGCGACATGGTGACGGGCTACAACAACTACACCAACTGGGTCAACGACGGCGCGTGCACCAACCCGAGCGAGCGCGGTTCGTTCAAGCAGATGATCGCCCCGCTGCAGAACAAGACGCCGGCCGCGGGCCTGCCCACGTTCTTCTTCCCGGTCATCGGCAACCACGACGACGACTGGGGCGGCGGCTGGTATCCCGGCCCCACCGGCTTCAACTACGGGCACGGCTTCTGCGACGTGTTCACGCCGACCACCATCGGCATGACCAACCACACGACCAAGAGCTACTGGCAGGACAAGACCGGCCGCGTGCCGCTCTACACCGACCCCGAGTTCTTCACCTCGATGTGCAGCCTTTCGGCCCGCGCAGCGTACCCGGACCTGGGCTACTACAAGGTCAGCTACAAGACCACGCGCTTCCTGATCATGCGCGTGAACAACGACAACTACGACCTCATGGAGTGCGGCACCTGCAGCGGCACGCTCAACAACTACGACCACTACTACTACAAGCACCAGCTTGACTGGCTGCGGTACGAACTCGACCTGGCGCAGGGCGACGCGGCGGTGGACAACATCGTTGTGCTGCTGCACGCGCCTGTGCTCACGTCTTCGTGGGGGCACTCGGCCAACGGCTCGGCCTACATCCTGCTGACTGAGTTCAGCCAGCGCAGCAAGGTGAAACTGGTCTTGCAGGGCCACAACCACGTCTATGAGCGCAGCTACCCGACGCTGGCCAACAACGGCACGCCCCTGGGCTTCCGCAGCGACACCAACGGCGTCTACTACGTCACCACCGGCGGCGGTGGCTCTCCGGTGCACGGCTTCAACAGCCTCGGGCCGCTGACAGAAATCGGGAACACGAACTACCACTACATGAAGTGCAGCGTGACCTCGACCGGCGTCTCGTGCTCCGCCATTAAGGACGACGGCAGCACCTTCGACACCTTCACCACCAAGACGCGATGAAGTACCTCATCACCCTGACGGCGGCCCTGCTGTGCTTCGCGGCGCAGGCCAGCGGCGTGCCCGGCTTCCACATCCAGGGCAAGCGGCTGCAGGAGCTTGACGCCTCGACCGTGCGCTTCACGCTGGTGGCTGGGGAGGACGGCTACTACGTGGCGGTGAAGCGTGACATCCCGAAGGCCGCCTGGGGGCAGTTCTCGCCCAAGGCCGACACGCTGCCGCGCCACATCCTCCAGTCGATGATGGCTGAGGCCGAGGCGCTGGTGGCGGCCAAGAAGGGCGCGAAATGAGCATCCGCAGTTTCACCGTCGGCACCAGCACCGGCGCGGGCTTCGTCACGCTGAACAAGCCAACGGGGCTTGCCAATGGCGACGTGCTGGTCATCGCACTGGCCAGCGGCGGCAGCATCAGCGCCACCACGACCTGGCCGTCGGGGTTCAGCGCCGAGCGCGGCTTTGCCACGAACTCCACTTCGGCGCAGCGGCTGCGCTACGCCACCAAGAAGATCACCGACGCGACGAGTGAGCCAACGACCTACACGGTCAACTTCTCGCCCAGCGACCACGCCTCGGCCATCGCCATCGCGGTGCAAGGGCAGGGCGATTTCAACGTCGGAAACACGACCGGCGCGGGCTCTGGCACCACCACCAGCATTGCCGTGCCTGGCGTCACGCCGCCTGACAGCAGCGAGCTGATCTGGCTGGCCGCGACCTATCCCTCCAGCCTGACGTACACGCCGCCGAGCGGCATGACCACGATCGGCGGGACGACGACGCAGTACAGCAGCATCACCGCGGCCTCAAAGGTGCACAGCACCGGCGCGACCGGCACGCAGACCGGCTCGACTAACTCGGCCGGCAACGGCATGGGCGTCATGCTGGCCATCGAGCCACCGCCGGCCGCGCCCACGCTGTCGGCCGCTGACAGGGACACGATCACCAGCACCGGCGTGCGCGTCACGGCCACCAGCAACATCGGCAGCGGCACGTTCTACGCTGCGGTCAGCACCAGCGCCACGGCTCCCTCTGCGGCGCAGATCAAGGCCGGCTCCGGCGGCAGCATCGTGGCCGCAGGCAGCGCAGCCCTGGCGTCGGGCGCGAACGCGGTGAGCGTCACCGGCCTCTCGCCCAGCACCACGTACTACGCTTACGCCGTCGCCAACAACGGCAACGACTCCAACGTGGTGAGCACGGCCAGCTTCACCACTGCAGCTACCGCCGCGACCATCACAGGCACAACCGGTAGCGCCAACTATCAAGGCACGTTTACAGTAAACGTCACCAATGCCGGAGCTTCGCAGGGGACCGGCGGAGTGACGATCGGCGGCGTGGCGTGCTCGGTTGTTAGTTGGAGCGACACCGCCATCCAAGTTACGGTGGCCCGAGGCACGAACAAATACGGCCAGGCGCTCAACATCGTCGTCACCAAGGACGGGGGCCTTGTCTCCGCGCCCTACAGCCTGACGGGCGGCATCTTGCCGCAGTCCGGGTGGGGCTACGTAGACATTACTTCACCTAACGAAACTAGCAGCCTTCGGCTAACTGCCACCCCAGATATTGTCGCCGGCGACCAAATCGCTTGGCAGACTTACAGCACGCTCGTTAGTGTCTACGACGACGCCACGTTTTCCGCCGCGCCGGCGGTAGCCAACTTCCAATTCGAGGTATGGACGACGCCTGACGGCTGGGGGTCCACCGCTACTCAGATCGTCGGCGTTGCGTTTGCGGCGGTCCCTGCAGTTGCAACCGCCACTGTGGTTGCCAACGCTGCGCTGGCTGTACCAGTAGCGGCTACGGCGGCCTCTGTGGCTACGGTCACAGCTACCACTATCGCGCGCACGTACGTAGCCGCGCAGGCAGTGGTTCAGCCAGTTGTGGCTGCTTCTGCGCTCTACTTGCTACCCTCGTCCGCGTTTGCGACGTCGTTCGCAACACTGTCGACCGCTGTCGCCACTACCGTGTTGTCGACCGCAAGGGCGCTGGCGGAGTCTTCCGCGTCTGCGGTACTAACTGCGCTGCTCCCTGCGTACGCTGTTACGCCGATCGACCGACGGTACGTCGTACGAGAAAGTTCCACGGCCAGCACGACAAACTCCTACGCGTTTACGCCGGACGCTGTCCTCGATTTCCAGTGGGACTGGTCCCAATGGCTAGGCGCGGACGTGATTTCGTCGTACACCTTGACGGTACCGACCGGGGTAACCAAGAACAGCGACTCCGTCACCTCGACGGCGGTCACTGCCTGGGTCCGTCTGACTGACCCGCCGAACGCCGTGGTGAATACTACGTACAGCGTAAAATGCAAGATCACCACCATTGGCGGCCGTACCGATACCCGGACGATCAAGCTCATGGTTGCTGACAGGTAATCATGCAAGATCACAGCCAAACCGTAACCGTAGATGCCTCCGTCGCCAAAGCCGGGGCTGCGTGGAGTGCCACGGGTCTGGGGTATGTCCTTAACTGGATGGGCTTTGACGGCTGGGGCGACTTTGCCGCGTTTGTGGCGTCCGTCTATTCGTGCCTGTTGATCGCCGAATGGATCTACAAGAAGTTGCGCAAATGACCAGCCTAGCCCGCCAGCTCGAACAAGAGGAAGGTCGCGTCCGGCACGCGTACCAGGACCACCTCGGCTATTGGACGATCGGCATTGGCCGACTGATCGACAAGCGCAAGGGCGGCGGGCTCAGCGACCAGGAAATCGACATTCTGGTCGCCAACGACATCGACGCCAAGACCAACGAAGTGTTCGCCGCGCTGCCTTGGGCACGGGACCTAGACCCCGCCCGTCAGGCGGTACTTGTCGGTATGGCGTTCCAGATGGGCACCGCCGGGCTACTCGGGTTCAAAAACACCCTAGCCATGATCGCCCGAAAGGACTACGAAGGCGCTGCGCGCGGCATGCTGAAAAGCTTGTGGGCGCAGCAAACCCCAGCGCGAGCCCACCGAATGGCGGAGCAAATGCGCACTGGCACCTGGCAGATGAAGGAGTAAGGTATGAGCGCTCTCGCTATTGCCGCCGCGCACTTGGCCGCCAACGCCCTTTGGGCGCTAGTAGGTAAGCTGGTTACGCAGGCATTCATGGACAGCTTGATGTCCAAGCTGGTTCTTGCCGGCCTGGAGAAACTAGCGGCCAGTACCGCCAACAGCCTGGACGACAGTATCGTTGCCGATGTCCGCAAAGCGCTGACCGGCGAAGAAACGTCGCAGTAACGGCGGGGCGAGGAATGGCTGAGGAAAAGCCGGTCCCGCCTATCGTCTTGGTTATCTGGGAAGACGCCAAGACGCTAGATTCGTCTGCCTGGACAGACGTAACCCAGCACACGTACAAGCCCCACCTAGTTTCTCAGGTCGGCTTCTTGCTCTCGCACACAGACGAAGGCGTCATCCTTACCCAAGCATGGCACCCGGAGCTGGTCGGCGCGCGGGACCAAATCCCCATCGGGATGATCCGCAGCATCACACCGCTGGCGGCGACGGAAAAGCCAAAGCGACGGAGGTAACGTGCCGGCTCCCGTATATGTCCTGGACGAACGGCTCAAGAAGTGGGCCACGCCAACACAAGCCGAGTACCTAGACGCCGTCAACAAGCACGGTAGCTTTACGGCCGCCGCCGCAGCGCTAGGCCGCAACAAGGCTACGCTGATGGATTCGTTCAAGGCGCTGAAGAAGAAAGCAGCGATCCACGGGTACGACCCGAAGCACCAGCTTGTGCATCCTGTACCCGAGCCGTTCGTACTGGGGGCCTATACCCAACAAATCGGCAAAGACGGGAAGCAAGAGAAGATCTGGCTGAAGGCCAAGCTCTCCAACGAGCAGATCGTCGAAGCTATCCGAGCTGCTGCATCTGCGCTTAGCGAGCAAGTTCCGAAGGCCGATCCGACGCCGGCCCCGCAGGCGTGCGAGGAGGACTTGTGCAACGTGTACACGCTTACGGACTGTCACGTCGGCATGCGGGCCTGGGCGAAAGAGACCGGCGACGACTGGGACCTCGACATCGCCGAGCGCATGCTACTTGCCGCGTTCCGGAGCATGGTCCTGCGATCCCCAAAGGCGAGCACCGGGGTAGTCGCGCAGCTTGGCGATTGGCTGCATTTCGACAGCTTGTCCGCCGTCACGCCAACCTCAGGACACCTGCTGGACGCCGATAGTCGGTACAGCAAGGTAGTCCAGGCGTCGGTGAGGATTCTTCGGACCGTCATCGACTGCGCGCTGCTTCACCACGAGCAAGTCATCGTCTTGATGGCCGAGGGCAACCACGATATGGCGTCCAGCGTTTGGCTCCGCCACATGTTTGCGTTGCTATACGAGCGCGAGCCGCGCGTGAAAGTGATTGACAGCGAGCTGCCGTACTACATCCACACGCATGGCGAAACCCTTCTGGCCTGGCATCACGGCCACCTGAAGAAACCCGAGCAGCTGCCGCTAGTGTTCGCTGCGCAGTTTCCGCGCGAGTGGGGCAATACCTCTCGCAGGTACTGCCACACAGGGCATATGCACCACGTCGCGGAGAAAGAGCACAACGGAATGACGGTGATTCAGCACCCGACTATCGCCGCGCGGGACGCTTGGGCTGCACGCGGAGGGTATCTGTCGCAGCGGCAAATCACAGCGATCACGTACCACAGCAAGTACGGGCAGGCGTCGAGGACTACTGTGGTGCCCGAAATGTTCATGTGAATACTTGTAAACTCGGCGCATGTCTGAGCTTACGAGCTTTGCCCGCATCGCGGGCGACCGGCCCTTCAAAGAGTGGCTTGAGAATCAGAAGCGACTAGCGCTGAAAACCATGGCTTCGGCCGCCGACCCATATACCGTGGGGCGAGCCCAAGGCAGGTATCAGCTACTCGAAGATATTCTCGAACGACTTGAGAAGGCCAAAGACTTGCGGTAATCCGCAAATATGTGCTAACCTGTAAACAAGGTTAGCGTTCACCAAGCATAGCCGGCTATGCCGGTAGCAAGGATAGACGAATGGCTACCCCGAAGATTGTCCAACAGCAGCTCGACGCTGCCGAAGCGCAACTCGCTGCGAGTATGCAGTCGCCGAACCTAGAGATCGTGACGGATGCGTCGCAGATCCTGGCGCCGACAGAGCCTCCCGCGCAGCCCGTCGCCCCTCCGGCCCCTCCTGCTGAAAACTGGGAGCAGAAGTACCGCACCGTTCAGGGCATGTACTCTGCCGAGGTCCCGGCACTGCGAGCGCAGGCCAAGACCCAGGAAAGTGAAATCATCGCGCTCCGCGAGCAGGTGAAGGCGCTGACCACAGCGGTCCAAGCCAAGCCAGAGCCGCAGAAGCCGGTACCACACGACCCCAAGGACATCGAGAGCTACGGCGCGGACATGATCGACATGGTCAACCGCTACGTCCAGCGGGCCCTGGAGCAGTTTCAGGTGCATATCCAGGACGTGGCAGGCCGCATGGAGGCCCGAGTGGCTTCCGTCGAATCAGCGCTGAGCGGGGTGAGCAAGAAGACCGAGAGCACGCTCGAATCGCAGTTCTGGACTCTGCTGGAAAGCCTGGTCCCGGACTACAAGGAAGTCAACGCCGACGACGCGTGGCTGGCCTGGCTGGGCGAAGTGGACCCTGTCTACCAAGTTCCTCGCCAAGCAGCGCTCGACGCAGCGTTCAATCGCGGCGACGCCAAAGCAGTGGCCGCGATCTTCAACACGTACAAGGCGAGCCTCAAGGCCAAGCCGCAGCCGCGATCCCAGCTGGCTAACCAAGTTTCTCCGAGCAACTCCGGCGGCGCGCAAGCTCCGGCCCAAGCTCCGGCGAAACCGATGATCAGCCAGGCATTCGTCTCCAAGTTCTACACGGACGAAGCCAAGGGTCGCTACCGTGGCCGGGAAGAAGAAGCCCGCCGAATCGAATCCGAAATCAACCTCGCCGCGCGCGAAGGTCGCATCGTGTAACACGCTTACATGTAAGCACCAACGCAACGGCACGAAAGGAAAACCATGGCAACGATCACCCCCGGTGTAGTCACCCCTGTCGGCGGCTCCTTCGCCAACGTTGGTGCTACCTACAACGGCAACGCCATCACCGGCGCTGCCTACTCTGGCATCTTCATCCCGACCCTGTGGTCGGCGAAGCTGAACGCCAAGTTCTATGCGGCCTCGACCTTTGCGGACATCTGCAACCGCGACTGGGAAGGCGACGTGTCGAACCTGGGCGACAAGGTCATCATCAACAACATCCCGGACATCGCCATCAGCGACTACGTGGTCGGCGGCAACCTGAGCTACCAGACCCCGAAGCCGAACGCGATCGAGATGGTCGTGGACCGCGCGAAGTACTACGCCTTCAACGTCAGCGACGTGCTGGACTACCAGTCGAAGCCTGACCTGATGGACATGTTCACCAACGACGCGGCCCAGCAAATGCGCGTGGTGATCGACTCGACCTGCCTGTACCGCACGTTCAATGGCGGCGCGGCGGCCAACCGTGGCGCCACTGCCGGTGCCAAGTCGGGCGGCTTCAACCTGGGTACCGACACCGCTCCGGTGCAGTTCACCCCGGCCAACGTGCTGACCACGATCCTGAACCTGGCCTCGGTTCTCGACGAGCAGAACGTCCCCGAGTCCGGCCGCTGGCTGATCCTCGACCCGTACACCCGTACGCAGCTCATGTCCTCGAACCTCGCGCAAGCGCAGTTCATGGGCGATGACAAGTCGATGGTCCGCAACGGCCTGATCGGCACGATCGACCGCTTCAAGATCTACGTGAGCAACCAGCTCCCGACCGCTGCTGGCGGCGCCACCCTGTGGACCTCCGGCTACGGCGACGAGTCGACGGTTGCGGCCGGCACCTACGCCAGCCGTCGCCGCGTGATCATGGCCGGTCATTCGAGCGCGATCTGCTTCGCCTCGCAGATCACCAAGACCGAACAGCTGCGCAACCCGACCGACTTCGGCGATCTGGTCCGCGGCCTGCAAGTCTTCGGCCACAAGGTCGTGAAGCCCGAGTCGCTGGCTCTGGCCATCGGCTACTAATCCGCAACTACTGAAAGGACAGCAACATGACCGCTGCTTTCGCTTTCGGCCGCTACGACAGCGCCACGCCCAACGGCGTGGACGCCATCACCACGGTCGGTACCACCCTCTCCGGTTCGCCGCTGCTGACCGGAGCCATCAACGTGCTGACGACCGCCGCCGGCCAAGTCGCCGCTGCGCTTCCGACGAACTACGCCGTGGGCTCGCCCATCGTGGTTCGCGTGAACACGGCGACCGCTGCCACGATCTTCCCGCCCACCGGCGGTTCGATCAACGGCGCAGCGGCCAACACCGCGTTCAGCGTTGCGCAGAACAAGCCGACCGTGTTCCTTGCCCACCCCAACGGCATCGACTACACGGCTGTGCTCAGCGCCTAATCATGGAGGGGACTAGCTCCCCTTTCTGATAGTTTGTGCCCGGCCCTTGCGCCGGGCGCTTTTGCTTCCAGGACGCTATGGGCACCATCATCGCTGCATCCCTGCTGACGCAGGTGCGCCAGACACTGCTGGACATCAACGCCGTTCGCTGGACCGAGTCGGAGCTTCTCGGCTGGCTGAACGAGGGCCAGCGCGCCATCTTCAACAAGCGCCCTGATGCGTGCAGTACGTACGGGAGGTTGCAGCTGCGACAGGGAACGCTTCAAGCGCTACCGGACCAGGCTGTTCGGCTGCTGCGCATGTTCAGGAATCTAGGCCCGACCGGCGAAGCCCCCGGGCGCGCTACGCGCCAAGCCTCGCTGGAGCTTCTGGACGCTGCGCTCCCCAGCTGGCACACGGACACCCCGACTGCTGAAGTAGAAAACTACTGCACCGATACCCGCATGCCGCACAACTTCTGGGTGTACCCGCCCTCCGTCGGCGACGTGTACGTAGAAGCAGTGTGGGCGGTGCCACCGTCAAACCTTACGGACACGAATCGCGCCATTTCGCTGGACGACGTGTTCAGCGAGCCGCTGGTCGACTACATCCTGTTCCGCGCGCTGTCCAAGAATCAAGCCATCCCTGGTGACGTTAGCCGTGCGCAGGCCCACTACCAGCTGTTCATGAGCGCGCTGAACGACAAGGTAGGCGCTGATTCCGCGACCAACCCGGTAAGCAATAACCTGAAGGCGTAACGTGGCCGAGCTAACTGCTTTCATGTCAGAGATTACCCGCCGCGTGCAGAACTGCCCGGAGGTCGTCATCAAGCGCGAGCTGGTGGCGGCTGCGCAAGAGTTTTGCGCTTCTACCGGAGTAGTGCAGCGCACTATGTTGTTGGACGTAGCCAGCCTTGTCCCGGACTACGCGCTTACGCCGCTTGCCGGATTGCAGCTTTGTGAAGTCCTGTATGTCTCGTACGGAGCTACGAAACTTCGAGCGGTTGCGGTCGACTCCGTCGCCTCCCCGGTGGCGCTACGCGGGGCGGTTGACACTGCGGAGCCGCAAGTTGGTACTCCGTCGTATTTCTATCAAACGTCTCCGTACGACTTGACGCTGCACCTCTGGCCGCACCCCGAGAACTCTTTAGTCGCCGGGTTGTTTGTCAAAGCTTCGTACATGCCGACCAATACAGCTACAGAGCTGCCTGACGAGCTACTGACGTACCACCTGTCCGACATCGCCAACGGCACCATTGCACGGCTGAAGACGATTCCAGAACAGCCGTTCACTGACCTTGCCGGTGCCAGCGGGTACGCGGCGGCGTTCCAAGCGGCCAAGGTGCGCGAGCGCCGAGAAGCGCGCGTAGGCAAAGTCCGCACCGCGCAGCGCGTTAACCCACGGTTCTTCTGACATGAAGATCGCAATTCGCGTATTTTCTGGTATGCGACCCGCGATGGCGGAGGACCTGCTGTCGCCCGGCGAAGCTACGGCGGCAATCAACACGTACCTCACCGCGAGTGACGTCGAGCCCTACAAACAGCCGTCGCTAGTTACCAGCGTGTCTTCCGCTTCGCCCGTGAAGACTATCTACCGGTACGGGCAGTCCAGCGCCAGCGAGACGCAGTTTTGGTTCCAGTCGACCAACGACGTCAACTTCGTGAAGGGCCCGGTAGAAAACGACACGGAGGAGAAGACTTACTACACCGGCCACCTGGCGTATCCGAGCAAAACCAAGAACACGGTAGCGACTACTTCCGCGCCGTACCCTACCACGTCACTGCCGATGGGGCTGCAGAAGCCGGCCGCGCCGATCACTGCCGTAGTCAGCGGTACCGCCACCGACCCGGACTCTGCCGCCGAGGGCGTCGTGTATGTGTGCACGCTTGTCACCGCGTGGGGCGAAGAAGGCCCGCCGTCTGACGCTTCTGCGTTGTACACATGGCGCGCTGGCCAGACTATCACCCTCACGCTCCCCACGGGCGGCACGGCGTCGTACCCCGGGAACTCCAACAAGTCGCAGAGCTACACGACCAAGCGGATCTATCGGTCGGCCACAGGCTCCGCGGGCTCGGCTCGGTACCTGTACCTTGGCGAGGTATCGCTGGCCACTACCAGCTACACGGACACGGCCCTGACTTCGTCGCTCAGCACGGCCCTGCCTTCGCGCGGGTGGCTTGAGCCGCCTGACAGCATGGTCGGCCTGACGCAGATGGCCAACGGCATCCTGGCTGGATTCAGCGGGTCTACCGTGTGCTTCAGCGAGCCGTTCGTGCCGCACGCGTGGCCTGTCGCGTACCAGCAAGCAGTGGATGCTCCGGTCGTAGCAATCGCGGCGTTCGGTCAGTCGCTGCTAGTTAGCACTACACGTAGCTTGTATGTGTTTACTGGGTCGCATCCTTCTGACATGACGTCTGAGCGGCTCGCTGTCAGCCAGGCGTGCGTGTCAAAGCGATCCATGATCGAGTTCGACAACGGCGTAGTGTTTGCTACGCCTGACGGGCTCGGGTACATCGGCCCAGGCGGCTTCCGGCTTCTGACAGACGGTCTCATGCAACGGCGAGACTGGCAACGGTACGCGCCGACGAGCATGGCGTTCTACGAGTGCGACAACAAGTTGATCGGGTTCTACGACACAGGAACCACTCGCGGCGGCATCGTCTTCACTTTCGGCGAGCACCCTTCGTTCTGCGAGACCGATTTGTACGCCACCGCTGGCTTCCGGGAACGAGGTCGAGACGCCTTGTACCTGTGTTTCGACGATAGCGGAAGCACGCGCCTCATCAAGAAATGGGACAACGGCAGCACGCCGCTAAGCATGACTTGGACGTCTGGCGTGTTCCGAATGAACGGGCCTACTAACATCGCAGTAGCGCGGCTTGACTTCACCGGCTCTGTTTACTTCGAGCTGATCGCCGACGGGGTGGTTGTGTTCGGGCCTACTACGCCGACCAACATGATCGAGTTCTGGCTTCCGTCGCACCCACGCGGATTGCGCTACCAAGTGCGCGTTACGGGTACTGGCAACCTGCGTGCTGTAGAGCTGGCGGACAGTATGGAGAGCCTTTCAAGTGGCAACTGACAAGACTCTAAGCGATAAGGTAAGCGAGGAAATCGAAGCCGGAGCCGATCCGTACACAGGTGACCCGGCGCACTCTATTCAGCCGCCGTCGGGCGATGTCGACTCGCTATTGCGTACAGTTAAGCAACTCAAGCGCGCGGTAGACGCGCTGTATGGCTCTGGCCTTGCCATGGACAAGGCACTGACCCCGCGCGAAATGCTGCGCAGCGGGATGATGCAGTACAGCCCCAGCGGCGGGCTATTTGTTCAGGGCGGCGGAACTACGACAACCGTTGTTGGCGGCGGGTCCGGAGGCTCCGGGCCGGGCTACACCGATCCTCGCCCAGAAGTCGACGTACCCCCGGCCCCCGGCAACCTTTCGGCTGCCGGCGCGTTCCGCTCGATCATCCTCACGTGGGACCCTCCCGCGTACGCCAACAACGCGTACTTTGAAGTTTGGCGCTACACGAGCGACAACCTAGCAGCGGCTACGGCGGTGCCCAGCAACATGATGGGCCAGCCCGCCGGCAACGTGTTTGTCGACGACACGACCACGCCGAGCGTGACGTACTACTACTGGGTACGTGCGGTCACCACGGCTGGCACCCAGGGGCCGTTCACGTCGTCCGTCACGGCGGCTGCGCTGAAGGTCGGGAACATCGACCTCGGCCCGCTGGTGGTCGAAGCGGCAAACCTTGCGCTGGGCTCTGTTGGGCAGGACCAGCTTGCTAGTGGCGCCGTCTCGGCGTCAAAGCTCGCGCTGCAGGCCGTTGACCTCACCAAGTTCGCTAACGGCCTTGAGCCGGTGACGATTGTTTCATCGGTACCGAGCACGAAGTCGACGTCTACGATCTTCAACACGGCCGACAGCAAGATGTACCGGTGGAACGGCACCGCGTACGCGAAGATCATCCCCCCCGGCGACGTCACTTCCACCGAACTTGCCGCGGGTTCTGTTGTCGCTGGGAAGATTGCGGCCGACGCTGTGACGTCGGGAACCATCGCCGCCGGCGCTATCAACGCCCGCGAGATTGCCGCAGGCGCTATCACTACCGACAAGCTGCTTGTCACCGGGCGCGGCAAAGCGCTAAACGACGACCCGTTCTTCACCGACCCTGCCGCTTGGTCGCAGAGCGCCGGAACTGGTACGTACGCGATCGTTACCGAGACGTCTTCGCCGTCCGGAGTCAAGGTGCTTCGCGCTACGGGCGGAGTCCAGTTCCGCGCCCGCCTATTCCCAGCTACTGCAGGAACCCGTTACAAGCTTTCTTGTTGGGCCCGAAAAACCTCCGGCACCGGTGACGCATGGTTTCGGGTCTACTTTCGGGACAGCAGCGGTACACCGATTGCCGTAGAGGCCACGGCAATCTCTCCGCCTATCGGTACGTTTGAGTCAATCGGGCTCACGTCAACTTGGGCAAAATACACCGGCTATATCGACGCGCCTGTTGGTGTAGTAGATGCCTGGCTGATTACGCACGTCAACTGGGAGTTTGGTGTCGGCGTAACCGACATAGCTGACCTTCGCGTCGAGGAATACATCGGTGCCGACTTGATTGTCGACGGGTCTATCGGCGCATCCAAGATCGCGGCTGGGGCTATTGCCGTAGGTACCGCTGCAATCCAGAACGGCGCCATCACCAACGCGATGATCGCCAACTTGGCGGTGGATGACGCCAAGATTGCTTCGCTGGCAGGCGGGAAAATCTCGGCTGGCTCCATTACCGGCGACCGGATCGCGGCCAACACAATTACCGGCGACCGCATCCAAGGCCTGACAATCACCGGCGACAAGATCCTGGCCAACACTATCACGGCCGACAAGATCGATTCGCGCGGGCTTAGTATTCGTGACACTAGCGGAAACATTATCCTGGCTGCCGGAAACCAGCTGGACTATAGCTACATCACGCCCAATAATAACTGGCTGAACAGCAATATCTACATCAATGGCTCAGGCCAGCTGATGGGTATTGGCGCGAATGCCGGTACGCAGGTAGCAAACTCCCAGATCACAATCTCGGGCGGGGTTATTTCCGGCATCGGTACCGGTAGCGGAACCGCGGTCCAAAACTCGCTGATCACTATTACCGGCGGGGTTATTTCCGGCATCGGTACTGGCAGCGGTACGACCGTCGACAACTCGCAGATCACGATCACCGGCGGGTCCATCAGCGGCATCGGTACCGGCTCCGGTACGCCCGTAGCCAACACCAGCATCACGATCACCGGCGGGTCCATCAGCGGCATCGGCGTAGGTGACGGAACCGCGATCGCCAACGCCAACATTACTCTGTCCGGCTCGTCGGGAACCATCACGATCAACGGGGCCGGCGGCGGCAGCGTGAGCGGCGTTGTCATGCCTGGCAACCAGATCACTGCTGCGAACATCAGCACGTACATTGCTGGCGCCGCGATTGGATACGCGCAGATCGGGTCTGTGGACGCCGGGACTATTACAGTAGGAACCCTGGCGGCGGCCCGCATTGGGGCCGGCAGTATTACCGCCGACAAGATCAATGCGACGTCGCTCTCCAGCATCACCGCAGACATCGGCACGGTAACAGCCGGTTTCCTGCAGAACGCCGCCGGCACCAACTACGTCAATCTGAACGCCACAGGTTCGCAGGACTTCGTCCGCTCTGCCGGCGGGCAAGTGCGCATTACGGCTGACGGAAATGCATATTTCGCCAAGACGCTGACGAGCGGCACCGCAAGCGGGTCGTGGAAGGCCTACGAGAAGGTTCTTGACGAGTTCAGCAACCCGGGCCCGCTTACCAGCGTGTCAACGTCCGTGCTGATCGACACCGGGTACAACCTCCCTTACGGGCAGACGCTTGAGCGCAACCTCAGTGTCCGACTTGGCGGCGGGATGATCACCGGGAGCATCTCGAACGGTTCGCTTGTCGCGGCAGGTCAGTTCATCGCCGGTATCAGCGTTGAGCTTACCCCGCAGGTCGGCGTCCCGCAGTTTCGCTCAGGCGCGGCAGCTACCGGAAACCCATACGGAGCGGGCAACACGCGTGTGTTCATCAAGGCCACATTCACCGGTACCAACCCCTCAGCGGCGCTTTCCTCGTACAACGGGGCAATCACCTTCAGCGCCACGTCCGTCAACTGGATTCTGGACTTCACGGCATGACCCAGTACACCATCATCGACGACACCACCGGTCGGGTGCTGTACCGAGCCGACCAGGAGCACGCGCCGACCAGTGTGCCGGGTGTCACAACTGTCATTGAGGGCTGGGTGACCCCCACGCCGACGCTCGACATGGCGCGGGCAGACAAGCTCGCCGAGATGAAAGCTCGGCGCGATGCCATCATCTTCGGAGGCATGACCTGGGACGGCTCGCGCTTCGACACCGACGAGGTTTCGCAGGCGCGCATGCTCGGCGCGCACATCAGCGGACAGCCGCGCACCTGGCGCTTGGCGGACAACACCTGGCGCAACCTGAGCGCCGCGGAGATCGGCGCTGTCTGGTTAGCGTTGGATGCGCATGTTCAGGACGCGTTCGCTGTATTTGCCGTCAAGGAAGCCCAAATTCTCGCGGCCGAGACGGCAGAAGCCGTAGCTGCAGTTACCTGGGCCTAGGTGTACGTTGCTTACGTGTTAGCGTATCATTCGGTACAAAGGAGTTTTCATGAACCTCGAAAAGCTTTTGGCCCAAGGCGCCGTCATTTGTGGCGGCCAGGTCGACATGGACAACGTGAACATCGGTTTCGTCAGCGCTGACGGCGACTTCGTGGTTACTCCGGAGGGTGCGGCGCGGCTGGCCAGGATGAAGGCCGGTATCGCTGAGCAAACCCCCTCCGGCGCGCGAGCTGCTCGCCGCCGTGCAGCAGCAGCCGCAGAAGACGCCGTCGTCACGAAAGAGACCTCGGGCGAGTAATGCTGGTGTATGACCGTCCGCAGGAAGTAGCTGACTGGGTTGCAACTCAGTCCGGCACTGCGCCCGCTCCGAGGGCAAAGGCCGCTATTGGCTACGAAGTGGATGGTCAGTTCCGCGCCGGCGTTTACTTCGACGGCTACACCAAGGGCAACATCTTTGCCCATATCGCATCATCGGCGAACGTCATCCCGCCGGCGCTTCTCATGGCCGTGGCCAAGTATGTCTACGTGCAGCTTGGCTTGAGCCGCATGACGTTCCCGGTCAGCTCGGCAAACTTCCGCACGCGGGACTTTGTATCCGGAATGGGCGCCGTCGTAGAGGGCGTGCTCAAAGAAGGGGCCGACCACGGCACCGACCTTGTTCTGTTTGTGCTCTGGAAGCACGACAGCTTCCCCCAACGATTGCTTACCCGAGGAGGTGCCTGATGGGTTCCGATCCGCCGCCGCCCAGTGACGAAGAGAAGTACCTGGCGAAGACCCAAGCCGACACCATGCGCGAGCAATTGGAGTTCAACAAGACCTCCTACGCCGGCATGATGGAGCTTGCCAAGCAGCAGATGGCACGCGGCGACGAACAGTACGCGTTTCAGAAGCAGTTGGCCGAAGCCTCGAAGGCTCGCAGCGACAAGTACGACGCGCTGTTTGACGCCACTACCGGTAAGCAGATCCAGGCGTTTTCCGACGAGGTCGACCGCTTTGACACGTCCGCGTACCGAGACCAGCTTGGCGGTGCGGCCGTTGCCGACGTGGAGTCCGGGATGGACGACGCGCGCAAGCAGATGAATCGGTACATGTCGTCTCGCGGCATCAATCCTAACTCTGGCGCGTACATCGCCACGCTTGGTGACATGCAGCTGTCGGGCGGCCTAGCCAAAGCCAGCGCCATGACTATGGCCCAGCAGGCGGCTAAGCGAGAAGGGCTGAACCTGCGCGCGCAGTCTGCCGGGCTAGGCAGTGGTCTTTCGGGTGCCGCTAGCGGTGCTCTCGGGCAAGCCGGCGCTATGGGTATGTCTGGCCTGTCGGCTAGCGGAACCGGGCTCACGGCGATGGGCGCCGCCACCAGTGCGTTTAATCAGGGCCAGGGCGTGGCGGCCAACTGGGGCGCTAGCGCGTCCAGCACGTACAACAACATCTGGAACCAGGCGTACCAAGCGTCCCAAGCGGACGACGGCTTCGGAGCGCTCCTCGGCGGCGTAGCCGGCATGTTCACCGGTGGCCTCGGCGCCAGTTTCGGTTCTGCGCTCGGTAAGAAGTGGGGAGGCCCCTGATCATGGGTTTCGGTAGCTCGTTCAGCAAGGCGTTCAACCCGGCGTTCCAGCAAACCTGGCGTTCGACGGAGGACCAAGCCAACCGCGACCGCGACTTTGCGCTGCGCAAGGCCGAGGCGGATCAGCTCGCGCAACTGCGCGGCCTTCAGATCGACGAGCTTCGTCGGACTCTGACCAACAACCGCAACGTCGACGCAGCCACGCGAGACCTTCAGCAGCTGTACACCAACGGCGCGATGGCTCCTGGGTCGAACCAGACCGGCCTACCGGACGCGACCGTGGGCGCTGCGCACGCCGGCAACGTGCAAGGCTATGGCTCCGGGCAAGCGGCGGTAGGTGCGCTGGCCGGCGACTACCAGCGCGAAGCTGCGCGCATGGGCCTGGAAGGCGGACCGCAGTACAACGGGGCCGCCGGCGGCGACGTCAAGTTCCAGCCGGCTACTCAGGCGCAACTCATGCGCGGGGTCGGCGGGCTTGCACTAGCCAAGGGCGACATGCAGGGGTTCACCCAGGCACTAGCCGGCGAAAAGGCCGCCAAGGGCGATGAGCTGATGTCTGGCGCGATGGCCCAGTGGCAGCAGATGACCCCGGAGCAGAAAGCCGCCTGGGCGAAGCAGAACTCGTACGACCAGAAGCTGCCGATGTACGGCTCGTACACCGCCGGCACCCCCGACGCCGTGCAAGGCAAGGGCGCCAGCAAGGGCACCAAGGGCGGTAAGCCAACGCCACAAGAAGGCTTTGGCATCATCCTCACGGACAACGGCTCTGTCCACAAGCTCACCGACGCCGAGATGGGGCAGCTGTTCGCCGCGCAGCAGATGATGCAGCACGACCCGGCACGTGCCACCCAGATCATGGTGCAGGGCAGCGAAAAGCTGCGCAAGCTCTACCAAGACGCGTTCAACAACGGCGCCAAGATCGAGGAAGTGACCAACGGCCGCATGACGGCCACCGCTGCGCTGCGCAACTCCGAAGCGCACATGGCTTCCGTTGGCCTGCAGCGCCAGCGCATGGAGCAGGAGCGCCAGAAGGTCGAAGGCGTCGAGCCCTACTTCGTGCGTCGTCCGGACGGCAGCACGGGCATCGAGTACCGTGGCATCCGCTACGGCAAGACGGGCGAGCCTCAGTCCGTTGTCGTCCCAATGGGCGACGGCCTGCGCGTGCGCGACATGGACCCGACGAAGATCGAGAAGCTGACCAAGGACATGGTCGGGCAGCCGACCGGGCGCCTCGACTCGAAGGGTAAGCCCGAGCTGTACACCACCGAGACTGCGTACCCAGCTGCGCGCGAGCTGGTGCTTAACTCGGCGCTCGGCGGCGGCCAAGGCGGGCTCCCCGCGAACGGCGCTCCTGAGCCGCGTACCCCGCGCGGTGCGCCGCCGGTGTCGCGCCCGTCCGGTCCGGCCTACGGCTCTCCTGACGAGCAGATGCTTCGGCTACGGGGCCTGATCGGGGCTCCTACCCCCGGCGCGGCTACTACGCCGTTCTTCCCTGGTGCCAACTACAACGCGCAACGCTGACATGGCAGGAATTCGCAACCTAAAGGACCTCCGCACCTGGGCGGGGGCCGAATGGGCTGATGCGTCCGACGAAGACATCATGGCGATGTACTCGCGGGTGCACAAGATCGACCCTGTGCAGGTTGCGAATACTCTTGGGTATGACCCCGGCAAAGGCTCGCTGACGCGAGAGCGTCTGTCTTCGTCGGTCGACCAGTACCAAGCCAACCTGTATGACACGGGGCGCGCTGTCGCGTCCGGTCTGGGTCTGCGCGGCGTTGCGGACTGGATGGACGAGGGCCGTCGCCAGAACCAGTTCCAAGCAGATGTCGCGGGCTCCCGCGCACGCGAGCTGGGCGGAGTGGACCAGTGGAAGGACGTCCACAGCGTAGGTGACTTTGCGAACTACGCTGGCGGGCTTGCCGCGCAGTCTCTGCCGTACCTCGGCGAAGCCGCTGTTGGCGGTCTGGCCGCACGTGGGCTGATGACCGGTACCCGCGCTGCGGCGTCTGCTGCGCGTGAGCTTGGTATGCCCGCGACCGTCCAAGCGGCTCGCCTTGGCCGTGCGTCCACCGTCGGCGCTGTCGCTGCGTCCTACCCTTCGGCGGTCGGCGACATCCTGAACAACCAACGCGAGCAAGCCGGCGTCACCGACGACGCCTCGGCGTTCATCGGCGGCGTTCCTTACGCGGCGCTCAATGCGTTCGAGCCCGGCACTATGGCTGCGGCCAAGATGCAAGCGTTCCGCGCGCCCAGCGCGTTCCTGGACGGCGTGTCCGGCTGGCGTGGTGCAGCGGCTCGCCTCGGGTACACGGCTGCAGTTACCGGGGCCAAGGAAGGCGCGGCCGAAACCGGTCAGGAAGTCATCAACCAATGGGGCCGTACCCAGGTTGACCCGTCTGCGTCGATGACCAGCCCCGACGCGCTGGACCGCTACAAGGAGAGCTTCATCGGCGGCGCCGTTCTGGGCGGCGCTATGTCCGGCGTGGGCGGCTGGCGCCGCAGCGCTGCATGGCAGCAGAAGCAGGAAGATGACGCGCGCCTCGCGCAGTACCAGGAAGAACTCCGCCGCATTGCGGCGGACCGCAGCCAACACCTCCCTAAGGATCTGCTGGCCGGCGTGGACAACAACGGGTACATCGGCGGGCCGTTCAGCGTCATGCCGCAACCCAACATCACTCCGCCAGAGCAGCTGGTGCAGCGGTACGGCGAGCTGACCGATCAGCTCAACGGCGTCGAGAACTTCATGCAGCAGTGGCAGATCCAGTGGGACGCCGTGCAGAACGTGAACACGCCGGAAGCCGACGCCGTTCGCTCGCAGCTGATGAAGCAGCGCGCCCAGCTTTGGGAAGCCGGCCTCAACGCGTCGGTCGAGCTGGAGAGCATCGAGCCTCTGGTGCAGCGCCACATGGCGGAGCAAGCCACGGGCGGTCAGCAGACCCTGGACCTGTTCCGCTCGAACGAGCAGCTGTTTGGCGGCGGCCTCGGCCTCAGCGACATCGAGCGCGTTTCCGTTGGCCCGCAGCTGTCGCCCGACTTCGTTGACCGTAGCCTGGGCATCCGCTTCCCCGGCGACACTTCGTCGCGTCAGGCTGATGTCGAGGCCGCGCTCGGCGCGCCTACTGAGCACTTCGCCATTGACGGTGGCACTGGCACCGAGCAGCGCCTGGACGCCGGGCAGTACGCAGCCGTGGCGGCTGGCCAAGCGGGCGACATGCCGGCAAACGACCTCACGGTCGAGCACGCCAAAAACGTTCGCGCGCAGGCTCCGGCGTACCTGCAGCAAGGTGGGCGCCGCAAGATTGTCGGCCGTGTGGTGGGCGACGGTAACGCCTCTGGCATCGTCACGCGTCTTCGAGACGAGTGGGCCAAGGCCACGCAGAACCCGGAGCAGGCGGAACTCGCTGACAACCTCGCAACGTGGTACAAAGCGCTTACCGGTAACGATATCGCCGCAGCGCCGGCCGCCCAAAATGTCAGCGTTTCTGATGTACCTGGACAGCGAACTGGAGACAGCAGTGTCCCAGGGGGCGCTAACGCTCAAGGAAGCGTGGATGCTGCAGGACGAGTTTCTGCTCCAGCAGTCGGAGCAAATCAGCCTGCCGGCGGAGTGGCGGCCAATCCTGGACCGGCTAAGCCTGTCACTTCTGGAGCCAAGCCCGGGGCAGCGTCTGCAGTAACCACCGCAGTCGTCGGGGGCTCGATTGACTTCGAGCTTATGGATGCAGCGGTCCCCGACCCGCGCCTGCGCAAGGCCATTCGACTTGTGCTGGGTGTCGACGCGCAAGGGAACCGCCAAGACCCGCGATCGCTGCAAGCCGCGGCCGACGAAGCCGGCATCGGCGCTAACTCGCACGCCGCGGTCAGCAAAGAGCTGAAGCGCCTTGGTATCACTAAAGAAGTGCGCAATCGGTTCTTGGCCAGCGACGCGCAGGCCACTGAGCAAACAGACGACCCCGACACCTACGACGCGCGCGAAGACAGCTCCCCGCGTCTGTCTGATGAAGCCGCTAGCGACGAATCCGAGGACGTGGACTTCTCGGAGAAGCAGGGCTTCGGCCGGATCTCCTCGGCCAACGGCTCGCAGTCGAACGTAGATGCGCCCAAGCGCGGCCTCGCTTACGACCAGCCGTGGTACTCTGCCATCCGCAAGAAGGGCCTGGAGAACGCCTCCACCGAGGAGCTTGCCAAAGCTGCCGCCCACGCTGCTGACTACGTCACCCCCGAAAATATGGGGGTCATAAAGTCGCTGATGGCGGAAGTGGCGCGGCGCTCCCGCTTGGGCCCTGCGGCGAAGGCTGACATCGAGGCAGCGCTTGAGCGCGCCCTGCAAGCTAAGGAAAGGACCAAAGATGGAGCTGCCAAGCAAGCCTCTACGGAGCGGGAAGAACAGCCCGGCGATGCGGCGCTTTCTGGACCTGATGGACAAGATCCTGACGGAAGCGAAGCCGACTACGGCAGCGCGTACACCGGTGAAGAAGAGTCTGGCGCCCAAGCTGGACGTCAAGCCGCCGCGCCAGCCGTAACGACCAAGAAGAAGCGCACGATCCAGCGCAGCGCCGTCGAGACCGGCGGCGAGACCCTTGAGCGTAGCCAGACGCAGGCTACCAGCCGCGCGGACGTCGAGTCCGACAAGGTTTATGGCGAAGCCTTCAAGCAGCTTCGCGCGGCTGGCCTCGGCCACATGGCCGACTGGGTCTCTGAGTGGCGCACTGCTGGCGTCGGCGACGATTACGCCAACGGCTGGGTGGAGGGCACCAACCGCTATACGCTCACTCTCAAGCCGAGCAAGAACATCAAAAGCGCCGCCGAAGCTCAGTGGACGCTTCGACACGAAACCGCGCATGCGGCTGACCTGGTTTCTGCTGGTGGTGTCTACTCTGCGCACCCCGCGATGGCGTTCAACGAGAACCTGGAGCCGACCGGGGAAGTCGCGCAGGAAGTCTCAGAGCTGGTGGCCAACGACGATTTCTGGGGCACAGTCCTAGAGTACCCGTTCGCTCCGGAGAAGTTCGGGCTTACCGAAGGTGAGCAGCAATCTGCGGAACTGTTCGCCGAGCTGATGGCTCTTTACACTCACCCTCGCGGTAGGCTGAAGCTGCAAGCTGACGCTCCGCTTACCTACAAGTTTATCGAGGCTGCTGCCAATGACATCAAACAAGCCCGACCGCTCGCCATCCGCACCCCTGGCGAAGCAAAAGCCCGCCGCGACGCCTTTGCGAAGCGGTACTCGGCAATCTCTGCCCAGCCCGCCGTCGTGGTACGTTCGCCGCGTAGCGGAGACAGTGGACGCATTGCCCGATCCTACGCAGGACTCGGATCAGCAAACGCCGACAAAGTAGCACTCAAGGCCGCCAAGTCCATGGAGAAGGGCGGGGACGCCTTTGTAACTCGCAATAGCCAGGGACCTAACTTCAGCGTAGCTCGCAGCCAAGGCAACTCGACGCGCGCGGCAGCCCTCGAAGCCCTAGAGCGCGAACACTTGACCCAGCCTGCCGGCAAGATCGAACAGACCGTCCAGAAGCTGCCGGCTATCGTCCGCCCGGTGGCGCGCGCTGTCGCCCGCGGTGCGGCTAACCTGAACCGCCAGCTGAACAAAGTCATCTTCACCGAGGACCTGCTCAAGCGAGCCGCTGATGCCGGCCTTCGCTCGGCCAAGGCGTACAAGGATCTCGCTACCCAGCGCGCTACGTACGTCGGCGAGCATGAGCGCTGCGTCATCAGCGTCACGGAGAAGTACCGTGACCTCCCGGCCAAGCTGCAAGGCAAGGGCCCTGGCACGGTCAACCAGTACCTCTACGACAGCACGACCTCGCGCAAGTGGGGTTACCAGCCGGAGTGGCTGGACGAAGACGTCGAAGTAGACCCCGAGACTGCGAAGGCGTACGAGGCTCTCGGCGCGGACGGCCAGAAGTTCGTTGACCAGGTCTTCAAGCTCGGGGCCGACACCCTGGCGGAGAAGAAACGCATCGTGCTGGACACGACGGCGTCGGAGTACGACGTCCTGATCCGTGCGGCCGAAGTTGCCGGCGATGACGCCAAGGTCGAAGCACTGAAGGAGGAGAAGGGGGCCGCGCTCAAGAAGTTCGGCAGCCTCCTGCGCATCAGCGGCCGTGAGCCGTACTCTCCGCTCAAGCGGTTCGGCAACTACGTCGTGATCGCCAAGTCCGCCGAGTACGTCGAAGCGGAGCAGAACGGCGACACCGCGCTTATGCGCGAGCTGGAGTCCGACGGCGATCACTACTGGGTGGATTTCGCCGAGACCGACGGCGAAGCCGATGCGCAGCGCACCAAGCTGGAGGCCACCGGCAAGTACGCGCACTCCCTGTACCGCGAGCGCGAGACGGCGCGAGACGAGCTGTACGGCGGCAGCAAGACGCTGCAAGCCCTGATGAAGCTCCGCGCGCGCCTCGACATGACACCGGAAGAAGACCGCGAGGTAACTTCCAAGCTGCGCGAGAAGATCACCGACCTGTACCTCATGCAGCTCGCGGAGGACAGCGCACGCAAGTCCGAGATGGCCCGCCGCAACATCTCCGGCGACATCGACATGATCCGGGCGCTAGAGACCCAGGGCAAGGCTGACGCGGCGTTCCTCGGCGGCATCGCGTTCGCGCAGTCCCAGATGGAAGCCATCAACGCCATGCGGCGTGAGATGCGGGCCAGTCCGCCGGCCAAGCAGACGGAGCAATCCGGGGCGCTCAACGAGATCATCAAGCGCCACGTGCAGACGTTCGACTACGAGCCGACGCCGTGGGCCAACAAGCTGGTGCGCGCCTCGTCGCTGTGGTTCCTGGCTACCAGCCCGTCGTACTACATCCAGAACGCCACGCAGCCGTGGGTCATGTCCCTGCCGGTCATGGGCGCTCGCTACGAGATGGGCAAAGCGGCCTCCGCGCTGATGAAGGCGTACGGCGACATCGCTGCGGCGTTCAAGGACGCCAAGGTGTTCAGTCAGCTGGACTTCGACAAGCTGCTCGGCGACGACTACAAGGCGCTGTCCAAGGATGAGCGCAAGATGCTCCGCGAGCTGCTGAACAACAACCGCATTGACATCGGCATGGCTACCGAGCTGGGCGATGCGCGCGCCGGCGGCGACTCCAAGCTCGCCAACGCTTGGAACAAGGTCGACCAGGGCCTGCGCGGGCTCCAGCTGAAGATGGAAGCGCTTAACCGCCTCACCACTGCGGTCGCTGCGTTCCGCCTCAGCATGGCGGAGTCCAAGGACACGGCGGCGGCTACGGCATACGCCAGCGACGTGCTGTCGCAGACCCACGGCGACTACAGCGCGTGGAACGCGCCGCGAGCGTTCAACACTAGCCTCGGCAAGGTGGCGCTGCAGTTCCGCAAGTTCCAGCTGATCCAGCTATCGCTGATGGCCAAGCTGCTCAAGAACTCCTTCTCTGGGGCGTCGAAGGAGGAGCGCGCTGTGGCTCGGAAGGCTTTGGCGTACACGATGGGCCAAGCCATGCTGCTGGGCGGCACGCTTGCGTTGCCTATCCCTGCCGCTCTGACCTGGATGTTTGCGAAGGCGTTCGGCGACGACGCCGATGAGCCGCCTGAGTACGTCCTCCGCCGCATGATCGGCGACAAGGACATCGCCGACTTGATTCTCAAGGGCGGGCTCGGCGCTCTGGGCATGGACGGCCGCGCCCTTGTCGGCTGGGACAAGACGTTCTCGATTCTGCCGTTCGTCGATGTCGACTTGACCGACCGCAAGAGCGTGGCGGAAGCCGGCTTCGCGCTGCTGTCCGGGCCGTTCGGCGGCTTGGCGCTCCGCTCGGCCAACGCGCTCGGGTACATGCAGAACGGCGACCTCGTTCGCGGCGGCGCTATGCTGCTGCCGAAGGGCATCACCAACATCGAGAAGTCTGTGCGCACCTACGCTGACGGCGTGGTCAACGGCCGCGGAGAGACGGTGCTGTCGCCCGACGAGTTCACGTTCTGGGAAGCTGCGCAGCAAGCTCTGGGCTTCACGCCAGATCGCCAGGTCGAGCGCATCTATCGCCAGAACGCAGCTCACGACATTGAAGCGGCTGTCAAGGACCAAGGGGCTGATCTGCGCCGCGACTTTGCCAAGGCTGTGAGGGCCGGCGAGCCCACTGGCGACATCCGTCGTAAGTGGATGGAGTACCAGGATCGCCGAGTCAACCTGGGCTTTCAGCGGCAGCCGCTGAGCGAGTTGATGAAGGCTCCGGAGACGGTGTCGAAGAATGAACGCAACATGGCCGGCGGCGTGAAGTTCAATAACGACAGCGAGAAGTTTGTGAAAGGTCTGGCATCCATGTAAGATGCATACCTGTAAGCTCCTGTGTGCATGTCGTTGTCCTCCAGCCGGCGCTATCTCCCGCCGGTTCAACGACTTGAGCCCCCGCCGCCAAAAGCCGGGGGCTTCTTTTTTCCGAGGCTCAGCAGATAGCGCTGCCACTTGATCCAGGCCGCGCGCTTTTCAGCGGCGTAACGGCTACAGAATAAGCTACGCGAGTCTTTGTGCGTTGTGCAGGAATCTTCCAAACGGAACTCGCCACTTCCGAAGTGCACAAGCCGCGCACTTCTCCTGACCGCTGATCGGTGCGTAACAACAGCAGAAGGACCAGCTTTGTTTTGGCTGCGTACTCTCCGTGCCTGATGTGGTACAGCAGCTTGACTAGCTCATCTTCGCTAAGGACCCTGTCCCTTGACGGCTCCTACGGTGAGTTTGGCGGGGAGCCCGGCGGTTGTGGAATCAAGCGCGGCTCGTTTGGCTGCGGCGAGGGAGAGCCCGGGATGAACCCCCAGCGTAACCCAACGAGCGCGGCCCCCTGTCCTTGAGCGCAGAACAAAGGATTTTCGCCCACTCGGACGTACACGGATGTAAAGACCTCCGCCCACCGCCACAAAGTAGTGAACGGCCCTTGGTAGTAGAGCCCTGATCCCGGTCTCGGAGAGCATGGTGTGTGACCGTCTATGTGGCCATCCGAGTATAGATTCATGAGGACGAATGCGATCTCTAGACTATGGTCCTGTACAGGAGGAATGGTCACTGAGATGGGCCTTTCTTAGGGGCCAACGCTGCCGATGTCGCACTACATCGCCGAACGCTGAACTCCTTGTATATCAACGACTTGCAGCCGAATCCAGCACCGGATCGTGCGGCGGTGTGACCGGTAGCGTGACCACGTTGGACGTGTCCGCCTCGTCGCCCTGCACGAAGTCCGCGACCTTGTCGTAGGACAGCTCCCAGCACAGCGCCTGCGGGCGTGTAACCGTCGTGCCGCTGCCTAGGTTGATCAGGCGCGGGACCCGCTTCGAGCCGCTGGGGATCACGATGAACCCGCGGTCGATCATTTCGTTGACCAGGGCCGGGGCGTTGACGCGGTTCTTGTAGCACCAGTCCGTCATCGCGTTCGACGTGACGAAGAACAGACGCGAGGCAATAGCACGGCGCGCGACAGGCGGCGCAGCCGACGACAGAGGCTCAAGCGGCATCTCGGCGTTCTTGTTGGCGCGGCGACCGGGTCCGACCTTCATCTCGCGGGTAACGATGGTCCGGCCGTGCAGGCTGGCAACGAAGTCGGAGAAGACCGACTCCCAGTCCTGCTGGAGCACGGTGGCGCGGAGTCCGCGGACCTGGTCCTTGGCCCAAGACATCATCGGCGCGAGGTCCCACTGGATGAACCCCAGGCGCTTGGCCAGGATCGCAGCGGTCTCGACCGTCATGAGCAAGTCCTTGTAGAACCGGATGGACGAGGTGTCGTTGTCGTCGATCTGGAACACGCGGCGGCGCTCGCCGAGGAGCGTCTGGACCTTCTCGCGGTTGTTGACGAGGAACTGAATCCACGCCCGGCCGACGGCGCCGTACTGCTCGTCAAGCAGCTTCTGCTCGATGTCGGTCTTGTGGACGTCGAAGAACACTTGCTGCAGGTCCGAGACCTTGAGTTCGATCTGGAAGCAGCGCAGCTGCGTGGCGTTCTGCGCGTTCTGGTTCTGCAGGCCGCGGAGCTTGTCGTGGAACGACTCGTTGCCAGTAGCGATGGAGAGCGTGTCCCACCGGTGGCGGTTGTCAAGCAGCTTGCCGTCGATGCCGGCCCGGTCCTTCGGCTTACCGTTGGCCAGCATGTACATGATGGACGACATGCGCTCCGGCTCCACGCCGGTCATTTCGTCGGCGATGAACGGAAGGTTGTTGAGCGCGCCGACCTTGGCAGCAAACGCGTTGATGGTGTCGCCTTGGCCGTCCTTGGAACCCTGAGCGTTGAACTGCAGGGCGCTGGGTTTGGCGTAGATTGACATACCGACCAGGGCCGTAGAGGTCTTTGCGGCGCCGCCCTCGCCCATGAGAGCGATAGGGATGCCGTGCCACGCGCCGTCCCCGGGGACCAGACGGACCAGCGGAGCTGCGAACATAGCCGCCAGGACAAATTGATAGGGCTCAGCGCCAGGGCGGTTGTAGATCCAGTCGATCAGCGCCGTCCACTCGTCGACGGTCCCCTTCTGGCCGAACGCGCTGGACAGGTGCGCGTCACCGCCCTTCTCAATTAGCACAGTCTGCGGCTTTTCCTTCGGGCGGAACACGGTATCACCAAGAACGAATTCGCCGGTCAGGTCGCCGTTGCGGGAGTTGCCCACGCGGGCCCAGCCCATGGCCGGGTACGTGGGGGTCTCAAGCTCGTGCTCGTAGAGCATGGCCTGTTCGTACATCAGAATCTCTTGTGCTTTGCTCATTGCTCGCGTACCTCCGCGGATGTGGAGTTCCCGTGCCGAGAACGCCTTCTTGAGTAGGTCTGGGGAAGTGACTGCTGCGCTGTCCATGAGGAAAGTCTCGTGCGGACGGCCGTTGTACATGCTGTAGGCAATCTCGATCTGCCAGATGCCTTCGGGTGACTTCACCCGGCGCATCACCTGCCAGTACCGGTTGCAGAACTCGACGTGCTTGTTCAGGCCGTCTTCGCCTTGGGCGAGCATCGTCATGTTGCGCCCGTTGTAGCCCACCTTGCACTCGCTGTTCACGGCGTCCACAATCCACTTGGCGCCGAACTCCCACGGACGCTTCGGAGGGATAGGCGCGCTACGCGCCTGCTCGGGCTCTGGCGTTACGGGCTTAACGACAGGGATTTCTGTGACGCCCAGCTGAATCGGCGACTTGATCTTGCCGTTGTGCGGGCACGACCCGCAGTGGTCGCAGTGGCGGTCTAGCTCGGCGCAGGTCGTGGGGCCTGTGCGCCACCGGTCAAGCTCGCCTTCCCAGTCGTACTGGGAGTGCCCGGTGTCGGCGCGGTTCCGGGTCCAGCGGATAGCCGCTTCCCTCGGCTCGGCGGTGTGCTTGGCGATGCCGATGGCTCGGCGCCACACGTCGAACGTCGTGTCACCGCCGGTGGTAGCCACTTCAGCAATCGCGGCGCACCCAGCTTCGATGCGCTGGTATTCGGACGGCGGGTACTCAGGCGGCGCGCCTACCAGGTCGTTTGTTACCTTGACCGTTGGGGACACGGGCTCAGACAACAGAATGCCGTTGTCTTGCGCGTACTGTTTGAACTTGGCGTACACACCGGCGGCAGAGTCTTCCTCGCCGAGCCTTACCAGCACGACATCGCGCGCCGGGTCCGTCTTGTAGTTGTGCGTCCCGGGGATGCGGAGCACGGACGCCAAATCTTCTGTGCGACTTGTGTCGTGCTTGATGCCGAAGTGATCCATGCAGGAACCGAATGCAGCCGCAAGGCGCTTCCAGTTCTCGGGGGACACCGGCTTGTTGAACGGGAAGTAGGCGTGCAGCCCGCCGCCGGAGCGCACAAAGTGCGGGGCCTTGAGCCCTAGCGCCAGGCGGAACTGTTCGACGGCTACAGCAGCGTCCTTGGCTGATGCGTACGGCTTGCCAGGACCGGTATCTAGGTCCACCCACAGGGACTTCACCGCCAGCACATTGGTGGCTTTGCGGTTCTCCGCTGTCTTGAACGTAGCGCAGCCGTGGTAGACGTTCTTGCCGAGCGAGTCGTAGCTTTCCGCGGAGGCGATCAGGTCATCGTTGGCCTCGAAGAAGAAGTGGTCAGGGTAGCTGCCCAACCCTTTCCGGAACACCGCCAGGGCGCGCAGACCGAATGGCGGCAATACGCTGTTGTAGAAGTCGATGGCGCGCATTGGTGCTCGCAAGTAAACAAGCCCGCACGGAGGCGGGCTCGGGTGGCGGGGGTTACCTAGCGCTTGTCTAGGTACTTAGCCGAGCGGACCCCCAAGGACCTTAGTTATCGAAGTCGAGGTTGTCCAGCAGGCCCTGGACTTCCTGCACCAGCTTGTCGGCGCTGGCAGCTTCGACCTTCACGTTGGCCTTCTTGGTATCGGCAGCAACCGACACGGCAGCGTCAACCGCGGCCTCGGCAGGCACCGTCTTTGGCTTGGCGGCGCGAGGTGCGGGTGCGGGGGCAGGGGGCTCGACCGGAGGCTCCGCCGAGGGCGCTCCGATAACCGGCAGGTTGTCCATGCTCGGGTCGCTGTCAGCTTCCGATTCGGCTTGGCTCATCGGCGACGGCATCAGGCCGACGATCTGAGCGGCCAGCTCGGTCTCCGCCGACTTCTTGATCTCAGCCAGCAGCGAAGCGTCGCCGATCAGGCCGACAGGCTTGAAGGTCAGCGCCGGATGGGCCACCGAGTAGTCGAAGCCGATCTTGGTCACCACAGCCTGCGGCGGGATGCCGCGCGCGGCCAGCTGCTTGCCGTAGTCCTCCATGGCCTTCATCGACGCGGCCGGAACGCGCACCAGCATCGGGTCAGCCGGAGCGTCCAGGGTAGCCACCGCGATGCGGCGGGAGTCAGCGCACGCCTTGCCCTTGGCGCCCTGCTCGGTGACCTTCGACCCCCACTGGTTGTGCGGGCACACGGCGCACTTCTTGGCTTGTGGCTCCTTGGCGTCCTTCTCGGGCGCCTCGCCGGTGTTGGAGTAGCAGTCGGGCTTCTCCGTGGTGCCTTCGGCGTAGCCGGTCTTGTAAAAGACCTTGCTGCGGTGCGGGTTGGCCTTGATGATCACCACTTCCAGGCTGGACGCGGGGTCGTCCTCGCCGGGCTTGGTCACCAGGATGCGCTCGTCGCCACGCTGGATGTGGAAGACCTTGCCCTTGATGGAGATGACGGGAAAGCCGCCGGAGGCGTTGTTGCCGACGAGATCTTCGGCGCCGGTGCCAAACAGCTTGCCTAGAGCTGCAGGGACCTTGGCGGATTCAAACGGGATGATGTTCATGATGTGTAAGCACCTCTTGGTTTAGGAACGCCGGAAGTTGACCACTCGGGTCTCCGACCAGTTCACGCCGGGGGGCAGGTCAGCGTTGGCGTTACGGAACTCCTCGACGGCAGTCTTGGAGACACGGCGCTCAACGAAGGCGTAAGGGTCCTCTTGCTGGGAGCAGAACTCCCGGAAGACGTCCCAGTCGGCCAACGTGGCTGACGAGCGTACCGACGTGTACGCAGTGCCAAACTCGGTCTTGACGGAGCTTACGCCAAGTTCATTGAACTTGGCCAGCAGTGCGCCTTCGATCTTGTCAAGCACAGCATCTACAGGCGCAACCTTGGCGTCGTACTCAGCCTTCAGTTGCGCTTTGGCTTCCCGGAGCTGAATGTACTTCTGTACCAGGTCGTCCACTTTCATTGTCTTGATCTCCGAGCTGCTGGCGCACCAGCAGCCAGTTGTCGATGGCCGGCTCCAGCCACCGGGTTGCGCGCCCGCGCTTCTCGCCCAGCCCCAGCTGGAGCGGACGAGGAAACGACGGGTCCTTCTTCAGTAGCGTCCAGATGAAGCTCGGGCCAACCTGGAGCTTCTCTGCAACTTGCTTAACGGTAAGCACGTTCATGGTGCGGCCTTGCTCGGCTGTCAGTCAACAGTTGATACTCTAGCATCTTCGACCATCGTCAGAAGGATGCCTTGCATCTTTTGCTTGTGCTGGAGCCGGTTGTACATGAGCCGCTCGACAGGGCTTCCCTCGATGTTCACGATCAGCTGAGCCCGCTTTTGGCCGGGCCGCGTGATGCGCGCACATGCTTGGTCGTAGATGTCGTTGCTGAAGATCGGTGCGTACCAGATGATCGTATCGGCTGCCGTGAGTGTGAGCCCGTGCGACATGGCCGCCGGCTGAGCAACGATGACGCGAGGCTCGTCCAAGTTCTGGAACGCGCCAAAGATGCGGTCGCGCTCGTGCTTGGGAACCTCACCGTAGATCGTCTCAGCGCTGATACCGCACAGCTTTAGGTGGTCGGCCACGTACTTGACGGCGGACACGAACGGTGCGAACACGATGACTTTGCCTTCTGCCTCGCTGATGATCTCTCGCGTTACCTCAAGGCGCTTGCTAGCGTCCAGCACGATCTCTTCGCCATCGTTGTCATACGCCACGCCGCAGGCGATCTGCACCAGCTTGGCCGTCTTCACCGCTTCGTTGACGGCCAGCACTTCCCCGCCGTCGACCTCGGCTTTCAGGCGGTTGAGCATCTCCTTGTAGGCCTTCGCCTGCTTGGCGGACAGCTCGACCTGACGAGTCTGGAACACGCACGGCGGCAAGTCCACGCACTCGGCGCGGCTGAACCGAATTGACGGCTGCATGACGCTGTGCACGTGCTCCATGGCGTTAGGGCGCGGGACCCACAGGAACTGGTTCACCTGCTTCATCACGGCGTCTTTGAACCGGCCGAAGTACTTCGGGACCGTGGACGGCGTAACCAGGCGGCACTGAGCCCAGGCGTCGGTCGGTGCGTTCGGCGTAGGTGTACCGGTTACCCCCCAGCACCAGCGGGCTCCGCCTAGCTGCAGGTTGACGACGGTGTTGAGCGTTCGCCACCGGTCTGTGCTGGCGTTGCGCCCCGCCTGAGCGATCTCGTCGACGATGACAAGGTCGATGTCGCTGCGGTCTTTCAGCTGCTCGCTGATGATGTCCAGGCCGTCGTGGTTGATGATGTAGACATGGGCGTTCTGCTGGATCAGCTTCTGGCGGCGCTTGCGATCGCCATGCACGACCACGTAGTCCAGGTGCGGGAAGTGGCGAAAGATCTCGTCCGCCCACGTGCGCTCCATTGTTGACAGCGGGCAGTAGACCAGCACCTTGTTCACCTTGCCGATGCTGCGCAGGTAGTCGTACGCCCACAGCGCGGCCATCGTCTTGCCGGTGCCCATCTCGTTGAGTACGTAGGCTCGCGGATGGAGCGTCAGGAACTCCGCAGTGTCCATCTGGGCCGTGAACGGCTTGTACTGCCCCGACCACTCGTAGTGGTAGCGGATCGGCGACGGCGGAGACATGCCCATGTTCTGGAGCACGCGCGTCTCGTCGAGGCGGTGGGGCACGGCCACTAGCTTCTGCCCCTTGACCACCAGGGGCCTTGCCGTCGGGATCAGCGCGAGAAGCTGGTCCGGGTCACGCGACTTGACGACCAGTGCTTTCTTCTGCGGTAGTACCAGCACTTAGGGCTCTCCGTTTCTTGCCGCGCTCGATCTCTCGGTCGCGCAGGTTCTTGCCAAGGTCGAACACGCTAGCAGCGCGGAAGCGAGCCACGCGGTGGCGCTCCCTGACTTCGCGGATCGTGACTTTGGGCTTCTTGGCGCACTCCTTGTCGCCTACGCAGTACATCGGGCGGGGGTATCTGCGACCGTGCAGCGAGTCGCCGTACGTGTAGTCCGCAATGTAGACCCGTTTCGGGATGCCGACGTAGGTTCGTCGCAGTCGTCGCAGGGTAGCCGATACAGCGCCTTTGGTCATGCCAAGGGCCTGAGCGATCTCGCCGGTGGTGGACTCAGGGTTGGCTCGAAGGAACGCCAGAATGGCGTCTACGCATTCGCCGCGTTGCTTCATTTCTTGTTCTTCCCGTAGACGCCCGGCTTGCGCTCGCGCCAGGCGCGATTCTCGGATGCGTCGACCACGCGACGGTTCGACTTGGCGTTGCTGCCGCCTTCATCGAGCATCTTCTTGTGGTCGATCTCCTTGCCGTCGCCCTTGTGGACGACGCCCTCACGAAGGGCCTCCCGGCGCGCCTTGTTGCGCTCCACGCGCTTCTCGACGTTCTCCGGCTTCTTCTGGTACTCGGCCATGTAGGCGAGCTTGGCTTTACTTGACTTGGGCATCTGGCGCTCCAAGACGCTCCGCCGTGCGAAGCAGGTCGTTGTTGGTGAGGTACTCGATCAAGAGCTTGTTGATAGCCATGCAGTTGAACAGTGCTCGCTCGATATCATGCAAGGTGGGCGGCGCGCCTATCGAGTACGGATTCGCAAACGGAAGGGCGGCCTGGAGCCCGTCTAGGGTGCGCGGCAGCGAAAGCGGCATGTGGTTAGCCATCATTGAGTCCTTTCTGTCCCGCGAGCGGCGTAGCCGGCGATGTCGTCCCAGGAGTCGCGGTAATCCGGGTCGCCGTTCACGATCCGTGCGATCTTGTGCAGGATCATTTCGAGTGCTTCACGCTGCGCTCCGTTCATCCGGGTCCAGCCCGGGTGCGTTCGCACTAGCGACTTGAGGTTCTGGGACAGCTCCGCTAGTCGCGGGTACTCCCCGTAGGTCTGCTGCCTGTCGTGCAGCGTCGATGCAATATCGGGCGTATATGCCATCTAACACTTCCGTTAGTTGCGCAACGTCGTCGATCGCCAATGCAGTTCCGCCGGCGGCATTAATGCGGTCGATTTGGCGCTGCTGGTTTGCTGACAAGTTAGCAAGTTTGCCGGGGGCTTTTGTCTCGATGGCTAGAAAGTGGCCAAGATAGCAGCAGACGAAATCCGGGATACCTACGACTCCCATACCATTTTGGACAGGCATGTAGTAATAGATATTGCGCGACTTCAATACTATCTTGACCGCCTCCTTTACTTTGCCTTCAGGTGTTAGTGCCATTACGAGAGAGCGTCCTCCGGCGATTCGAGTGGCTTCTCGCGCAGCGCGTCCAGAGCGTGTTCCAGCCGCAAGCTGAGTTCAAGCTCCAACGGGGAAAGAGCCTCGCGGCGCGTGTACGCGCGCATCAGTAGCTCTTCGTCGGTCAACGTGCTGTAGGGGGTGAGATTTTCGTTCGTCATGTTTTCCCTGAGTGAGTACATAGATGCCGAGGAACCGGGCAATGCTTGCGGCAAAGACCGGACGGCTTCGGGGGAAAGTTGCCCTCTGCGTATGCACGTTCCATTCTGGCAACGCGCGGCGCAAAGGTTTGCCAGATAACTGGTACCTGATCGCGCGTGAAGGTCTCTCGGTCGACGGCTTCTTCCTTGAGCCATACAAACGCTGTCTTAACGACCTCCAGGTTCGGAAAATGCGCGAACGCCAGTCCGGCAAATAGCTTGAGCTGGTCGGATTCGGGTTTTCGCTTACCTGTTTTCCAGTCAACAAGTACCGCGGTCTGCGGCGCGATGATGCCGAAGTCCACGATGCCACGGCACCAAGTCTCGGGGGTTGTCCAGCCGGTCGGCTTGAAGGAGGATGACACCGCCATCTTCTTCTCTACGATACGCTCGCCTGGGTAATCCGCCAGCGCGTTGATCAACGGCTCGTAGCGTTGAATACTTGTAGGCAACTTCTCGCCGGTCTTGATGCTGTGCTCGAAGCTCTTGTGCACCGAGTCGCCCCACGCGGCGGCTTCGCCTGGGGCATCGAAAACGTCCTTGGCGATCTTTGTGTGGTACACACGCTTCGGGCACGTCTCGAACGCTGTGAGCGCCGAGAACGACCACCCTTTGAACTTTGCTGTCATGGTTTGCTCGGTTACTGGTTACGCGCTGCGCCTTACTTAGCCTCGCCGTAGCTGTCGGCGATGTCCCCTTCGGACCAGAGCACAATGCCCGGAAGCCACGAAGGCGGCGTACGCATGATCGTTTGCAGAAGCCCCAACAACGACTCTGCTTCGGACTCAGGCACGACGTAGACAAGCTCGTCGTGTACCATCAACGCCGGAATGTACCCGGTCCTTTGTTTGAACTGCAGTGCTTGCTCCCCGATCACGTCGCGCGCGATCGCCTGGACAATGTTCTCGTCCAACAGCGGGCCGGTGAGCCGGGAAGAGTACTTCCCCCAGCCGTACCAGGTATCGTTGCGGCTGTACTCCTCTGAATAGACGTTTCGCATCATCGGGTAGTGCAGCGTACGGCCCGATGGGAGAAGCAGCGCACCACGGGAAGTCGTTACAAGCCCCCGTGGGTCCGGGCAGAACGTAGCGCCTGTGCGCATGGCTGAGACCGCCGTAGTGCACTTCTTCCAGCCGTTGACGATGGCGCTGTACTCCGCCCGCCACGCCGCGACGGTCTCCTGGGCTTGCTGTTCCGTAAGCACAATGCCGCCCATGTTCTTGGCCACACGGACGAACGTAGGCGCTCCGGCGCCGAAGCCCAGACCAAGCTGTGCGACTTTTGCCAGCTGCCGCTCGTCCTTGGTGACGTCGGACTCTGACTTGTTCTTCATCCGAGCGCCGAAGCTGACGTACAGGTCGGCCTTGGGGTCAGCGGCGTACAGCGCTGCCGTGCTGTGTACGCCCCACAGGTAATGGTTGACCCGCAGCTCGATGCCGGACAAGTCGGCCACGATGACCTTGCAGCCTTTCGGCGCGCGAAGCGACATGCGCAGGGCGTTCGTCGGCTTGGGGATGATGTTCCCTGACTTGTCGCGCGAGATGCGAGGGAGGTTCTGCGGGTTCCAGACCCGCCCTCCCCACCGCCCGGTGGTGGCTGCGTGAAACGCCAGCGGGACCGGAATCCTTCCGTCCATGGCGTCAGCGACGGCGTTCATCCGAGCCAGCCGTGTCTCCAGCAACGTTGACTTGGAGCCGAGCCGCGCCTGCGCCAGCAGCTGGATGCGCGGGTCCTCGTGCTCGGTCAGCTCGACCATGCCGGGGTCGGTCTTCGCAAACGCATGCGTTTGCTGCCCGGTTGTCGGGCTGGTCTTCATCGGGGGCTCTACCCCGTACTCCCGGAGCACGTCGGCGAACTTGAGGTTCGAGCGCAGCGCCTTCAACGCGTCGTCCACCGTCAGGACGCCTAGTGCGTCCATGACGGAGTGAAGCAGCGCGTCTTTGTCCAGCTCAACCTGCCGCATAGCCGCCTGCAGCATTGGGCGATCCGCCTCGAACGCCGGGTAGCAGATCATGCGCGCCGTCATGTCCGACAGTAGTAGCTCGTTCTTGCCGGCGGAACGAGCCAGGATCTTGAACAGGCTGTGGCAGTTATCGGTGTCGGTCCGGTTGTACTGCCCGAAGTCGCGCATCTCCTCCAGCGACCAGTCGAGATACCGCTTGCCCATCACGGAGTGCAGGACGTGAGTCTGCTTCGTCGGCAGGTCGTACGTCTCCGACAGCTCCGCCAATGACACCCCGCCGTACGCGGCTTGATGAGCCGGGCGCGCTAGGCATACCGTGTCGATGAACAGAGCCGGATGGCAGTCGAACTTCCACACGAGCACCGGGAAGTCGAACTCGTTGCCGTTGTGCGCCACGGCCGCGTGCGTGGCCCAGTCGATCTCCTGCAGCTTCTCGCGGATGACGTCTTCGCCCCAGTACACCATGGTGCGCCCGTCTCCGATCTTGATGGCGACCGAGATCGCCTCGAAGCGAGCGTCCTTGATGTACTGGACGAAGTCGAGCTTGGTGAGAGAGTACTCCTTGCTGAAGAACGTCTCGAAGTCAAGCGTTACCGGGATCATGTGGGTCAACGGGCCGCAAGCTTGTTGGCCAGATAGTTAGCTTGCTGAGCGTCATGGTACGCCTGCGCGGCGCTGATGATAGACGGGTAGATGTGCGCCTGCGTGCTCACACTACCAATGCCGGTGGTAGTGAACGTCTTCTGGTACGCCGGTCCGTAAAGCAAACCCTGACCAACAGGAGGAGCCGCGGTTGCGGTCAGGCGTCCGGAAACGATGGCCGCCGCGATGATCTCGTGCAGCTTCTCGCCGTCGCCGACGACCATGGTTTCCTGCGGTTCAAGCCCGCCGTTCTTGAACGTCGTGACGACCCAGCCGTTCGTGGCCTTGCGCACGTGCAAGTTGAAATCGGTACTCATCACCAGATCCTTTGAAGGTCAGCGCCCGCCGAAGAATCAGACTTCTTGCGGGTGCGGTTGGAAAAATCGCCCTTAAGCGTCTGCGCTGCGCGGCGCTTCTTGCGGGCTAGGTTGCCCAGCTCGGCCGGCATTTTCAGGTCCTTGGACGTCACTTCGTGGGTCACGAAAGACTTGCCACAGTGACCGCAACTACGCCTACGGTACGTACCGCTAGCATGGCCGCGGGTCTCTATGACAGAGCCTTTCGTGTCCTTCTCACAGTGTGGGCAGTTCATCACGTAACGACGTACAGTGCGCTAATGACTGCTGCGAGCGCGACTCCCGATACCAGGAGCACGCTCCTACCGCGCGAAGTGGCTTTGGAGACGAGAGCTTCTTGGAGCAGCACCTCGTCTGCCGACATCGGGCCGTTGAGGGCCTGATACGCGCCGTCACTGGCGCGGCGCGTGAACCACTTCGGCGCATACTGCGCGCCGATGCGCGGCTTAGCCATGGAGAGCGCGCGGAGCTTCGTCCGCGTCGGCAGAAGCCACCGCAGCCAGGCCGCCCAGGTCTTCGAGCAGCTTGGTCGTCACCGCCATGATCTTCTCGACGTTGGCCTTGATGGCGGCGACGTCGCCGGTCAGCTTGTCGATCACGTCCGACTCGATCATGTCGACCTTGATGTTGGACGCCGCGGCTTGCTGGTTCGCCTGCACCGCGATCTCCTTCTTGCTGGCGCGGACCCGGTCCAGGCGCTGCTGGTACTCCTGGAGGTAGGTGAGCGCGTCATCGCCGTACAGGCAGATGGTCTTGCGGCCAGTGAAGTACTGGGTCACGGGGCGGATGCCGCCGGCCTTGAGGCGCTTGGCGATCTCGGTGGTGTTCGACTTGCTGCCGCACTGCTTGACGAGCGACGAGATGGAGTGAAGTCCGGTATTCATGATTGGTTCTCCGAGGAAGGTGGTTGAATGGGAGACAGGGACGGGACCTTGGACGGGCCCTCGACACGCGCGCCATCGCTAGAAACGCCCACAAGGGCTAGGAACTTGCAGAACCGCGTCTCCATGCGGATCTGACGGCGCTCGATGTTGTTGAGCCGAGCCAAGATGTCCAACACGGGGTTGGTGTGGTTGCTCATGGTGGATAGTAGAGTACGTGTAAGCAAGTATAAAGGCAATACTCGCTTACACAACCCAGGGGTTATTGCTGCGCCATGCGAGCGAGCACCGTGCTGGTGGTGATCAGATCGGGGTCCAGCTGCGCCAGCGCCTTCGCAGCCTCGCTGTCGGCCGGCTTGACGCGCTCTTCCTTGCGGTCGAGACGCTCCAGGTACTCGTCGTCGATGTAGCGCCGCAGGTCAGGCCACAGGCGCACAGCCTCGTTGAGAGACTTCGCCTTGTCGACAAAGTTCAACACCTGCTGCCGCACGACGGCCCAGCGATCCAGGATCTCGTTGCGGGTTCGCATGTTGGCGACGAACTCTCGCGCTGACTCGGTCTCGCCAAGCGCGCCGGCCTTGATCTCGACTACCGGGTAGTAGGACCCCGGCTGGTAATGAATGGGTACGGAAAGCGGTACCCGCACCTCCATCTTGTACGCGGGGGGCATGCTGCCCTCGTTCGTCTTCTCGTCGAAGAAGGTGATCATCACGCGGACGTCAGACTTCCGCGAGTACGGCGACAACCTGTCGCGGAGATCCCAGAGCGGGCCCCACATGGCGTCGTACGCGTACTGCGTCGTGAGCGGGTCGAGCGCGATCGCCTGTACCCACTTGGAGTAGTCGTGGACGCCGGACAGCTCCTTTTTCTGCATGTCCTGCAGGCGGGAGTCGATGGCGTTGCGCAGAGCGCGGGAAGTGGCTACATAAGCCATAGGTTTCCTTTCGTCAGTCAGGGAGTTCGGGTTCATCCTTTGCCTTGGCAGTGCGGAACCCGTTCGCAATCGCCAATTTCTCGTGCAGCAAGGCCCGAGCCTTGCGCAGCACTCGTGAGAGCTTTTGTCGGCCGATCTCTTCCGGCGTGAGGCTTACCCATCGGCCGTTCACATGCTTGCCGGAGGGACCGGTGTAAGTTGTGGCCCAGGCGGAGTGGTACGCTTTCTCGGCTTGTTCGCCGACGGCGTCCTCTTCCAGCCGCGCGTCCATGCTGTCCACGGCCTTGCTGATGCCGGAGTAGAACTTGAGCCCGTCGAACGCGCCGATGCGGTGCATGACGACAATGGCCTTGAGCACTTTGCGGGTGTGCTCATACACCGGCCGAGCGGCTTTCCTGTCCGTCGACATGACCATGTCGGGTGCATGCGCGACTGGGCGGGGCTTCGCGCCGTTGATGTCGATGGCAAGCTCTTGGGTGAACGGCACGTCGTACGCCCACACGCGCCGGCTCAGGTAATCAAACCGCGCGCGGGTCCGGTGAAGGCGCGTACTGGATTTACGGTTGCACACCGAGAAAGCGCCCCAGGGGAGCTTCCATCCGTACCCGACAATCCACTCGATGTGGCGATGCACGGTCTGCATGCCGATGTAGGGCTCAGGGCACAGAATGTGCACCTTGTTGTCCGTTGTGAGGCGCGCGATGTCGACGATGTTGTCCTTCTTGATGCGCCACTCGAACACGAAGCTGCCGTCGGGGTCTTCCTTCATGTGCAGCTTGGTGCGGACAAGCAGCGTCTTTCGGCCTAGTTGGCGTCGGGAGAACTTGTCGGCGAACTGGGAGTGGCTCATGAGTTGCCTCGCATCGCGTCGTTGACCTCCTTGCGGACCTCGTTGACGATGCCGTTGGCGATCTCCTTGGCGTGGTCGCGCGAATAGTGCCAGGACAGCTCGCGGAAGTGGTTGTCGATGCCGGCCTTAAGCGCTTCGCGCACGGCCGCCTTGAGCGAGTTCTTCTTTGCGTCAGTCAGCTCCTCCAGGACCGCCTCGTGCACCCACTGGCGGACAACGTCACCACACTCCTGCTGGATGTAGTTGGTGATGGGTGATTCGCGGCCGTTGCAGTGATCGACTTCCCACTCGCCATAGCGGTTGTCGAAGCCGAGCAGCTTGGCGACCACTTCGCGCTTGGCCGCGTCGAGGTCCTTGATCAGCTCCTTGGCCATCTCGTCGGGGTCGAACTCGTTGGCTCGTTTCAGCACGGCCTGGCTGAACGTCCGCTTGAAATTGCCGACCGCCTCGTGGAGGTTGATCGGCTCCTGGGGGGTTTCGGGAGGGGTGTCTGCCGGTTTGGCGGGTTGCTTTCTGGTTGCCATGTTGCGCTCCTTAAAGAACTGACGTGTCCTTGAGACGGTTGTTGACGCCTTCCAGCCGGTCGATGACGAGCTGAAGGATGAACTTCTTGCGGACTTGGCGCGCGGCTACGGAGAACGCCACGGCCATACCCAGCGGGACCAGGACCGCATACGCCGTATGGGGGCTCAGCTTTGCTCCGGCGTACCCCGCCAGAAGAAACGAATAGCTGACGAAGTTGCACCCGATAGCCGCTATGAGCAGGCCTCTGGACCGCTCCCGCAGCCGCCAAGCCAGCATGGCTCGTTCGCATGACTCCATGTACGCCGCAAGCCCTGCGTAGCTGATGTTGGTCGCCATGTCACGCATCCAGTCGTTGCTCGACCAGCAACAGCTGCCGAGCGAGAACAGCGCGGCGATAGCGGTAGTAGGAAACGCCCAAGGCGACGCCAAGCACAAGCACCAGATACGCCAGCGGCCAGTAGCCGCCAAGGTAGAAGACACCGGCGCCGAGCAGAACGACGCAGCTCACCGTAGCTACTACCAGAGCGACGCGCAGGAGCGCGGCGGCGTTGTCTACGGCCATGTTGGTCCGCTCGTTTACTGCTCGCACAACGGCGCGGGCCTGTTCGTGGGCGAGGAAAGCGGTGGCCCCTTGCTGCGCGAAGTAGTCGGTAAGTTTTTGGATGTTCATGCGTCGATCTCGTCAGAAAAGTCGTAGAGGCCGGGGCGCAGGTAAATAGCGTCCCGGTGGTATATCTGGGCCTGAGCAGCTTTCACGTAGCTCATCCCGTTGCCGCACCCGTAGCGCAGCCCGGCGCGATGTACAGCGGACCAGAACGCGTTCGCGTCTACGCCGGCGTCGGATTGCGCAATGACGTGCGTGTACCCCTTGAGCGATGTAGAGGGATAGCCGTGCTCATCGGTGTTGACCCACAGCTTGCGCACCTTGAGCTTGCGCATCTCGTCCAGTAGGCGCTGGGTACGCTGCTCCGTCTCCATCTCAAGCCGCGCATCGAAGATGGCGGCTCGCAGGCTCTCGCACGGGCGCGCATCTTTCTGCTCGCGTATTTGGGAAGCTAGCGGCTTGCTTGCGTAGTACCGCATGACTGCTCCTCAGTCGTTGCGCGAGAAGTGCACGTTCTCGCCGCAGGGGGACGAGATGTTCTTGGTGCTGATGCACCACACCGACGGCACGGAGGTGTCCTCGGGGAACGGCGTGTAGCCGTCCGTCAGCGTCACCATGACCTCGGGCTCGATGCCGTGCTGCTCGATGTAGTCGAAGCCGGCCCGCATGTCGGTGCCGCCGCCGGAGTAGAAGCGGATCTCGACGTCGTCGGGGTTGTCGAACTCCTCGTGCTTCTGCACCTGCGTGTCGGTGTAGATTACGTGCACCTTGGTCGGACGGCACTGCTCGATGATGCGCTTGATGTGGCCGTTGTAGTGCGCGATCTCCTGCTGCGAGATCGAGCCGCTGATGTCGACCTGGCACACGATGGGGCCCATGGCGCCAACGCCGTCGATGGACGGCAGGTAGTAGTCGGGCATGTAGCGACGGTTGGGGCGCGCCCAGCTGAAGTCGTTCTTGATGCGCTCGGTCATGTAGCGCTCCAGGATGTCATACCACGGCGTACGCGACTCGATGGTGTCGGACACGAAGTCCGCGAGCTGGCCGGGCAGCTTGCCCTTGGCCTTGGCCACTTGAGCCGCTTCGGCAACGTCGAGCTTGCGCTGCGCATCGGCCTCCGCTGCGGCAGAGGGGTCCTTGCCCGCGCCGTCGTCCTCCATGTCGTCGGCCATGGGGTCGCCGCCCTGGCCGCTGGGGTTGCCCTGGCCGCCCTTGTTCTTGCCCTTGCCACCGTCGTCCTCGGGCAGCGTGGCGTAGATGTCCTCGACCGTGCGGTCCTTGCTGCCGGGCATGTTGACAGTGCCGGGGATCGGCTTGCCCACAGGGATGGACGTCAGCGTGTCGTTGATCCAGGCGTCGCCGGCGACGTTCCACTTCTTCGGGTCGCGCGAGCCGCGGCGCAGGCCGTGACCGGACGCGTAGTGCAGCACTTCGTGGCAGATGGCCCAGACGATCTGGTCGGGCTCCTGCTGCGCGATGAAGAACGGGTTGTAGAAGATGTTGCCGGAGTCGGTGACGGCCAGCGTGGGAATGTCGAAGCGCTCGGTGAACGGGCGCTTGAGCATGATGGACGCGAAGAACGGGTGATCCAGCACGATGAACGCGCGCGCCTTGTCGATCAGCCGCTTGCACTTGGCGCGGGCTTCGTCGACCTCGGCTTGGGTCACTGGGGTGACGACCTTGTTGCCTTGGTCGTCCTTGGTGATCTTGACGATCTGCGGAGTCGTTGACATGTAAGTAAGTCCTCAGGATTTGGTGGTCAACAGAAAAACGGTCAGGACGTAGTCCATGACCTGCTTACGAGGGGCGTCTTTCAGCTCCTCGGGGAAAGGAACGAGGGGGCCGAACATAAAGGCGGTGTTGTGTAGGGGCCAGAAAGCGTACGTCTTATCCTGCCAATGGATCACTGCCGGATACGGAACCGCGTTCTCCACGCTGCTTTGTTTGTAGTTATGCCAGTGAAGGCTTGATGCGCGTTCGTCGTCGGCTCTTTGCCGCTCGAAATCTTCAGCTCTCATTCGGCCATCTCCATGCGCGCTAGTACTTCGACGTAGCGTAGAGCTTCTTCTACGGACATGCCCACAGGGACCGGCGTCCTCTCGGTCCACGACATACCGCCCGGCTTGAGCCCTCTCCACAGCTGGTACGTCATATCTGCGGTACCGCGGTCGGTACGTAGGTACAAAAGGGCTTTGTTGGGGAAAGGCCCCTCGCTTGCTCTGAGCTCCCAAAAACCCTTGCCATTCGGCGGTTGCCACGTCAGCGCAGTCATTGAGTCGGCCTCAACCCCGAGAGCGCGTACACGGCACGCGCGTAACGGAGCGTTGCTTGAATGTCGTCGAAGTGGGGTATCTCGTCCGCGACGAATTCCGCTTTGGCGTCGTCCCACATCTCTAGCGTCGCTCGCCCGCCTTCAAACTGCACGAGTACGAGCCACAGCGACGAGACACTGTCGAAGTAGCGGTAGTACTCTTTGCCGTCGTGGTACCACCCCGTAGTCCTGCGGTTAATACGACCTTCGGGGTCATATGGCATTACCCTCTCGGGTGCTTCATCTTGAACCATGCAATCATCTCCTCGTCGGTCAGCGCGTGGTCGGCCAGGACGTTGAATGGGCCTTTGATGCGCATGTTCGTACGGGCTCGGATACTCATGAGCGACACGTCCTCAGCGGCACGGAACGCCTCGGGGAACCGGGCTTCAAGGCTATTGACGTCGATGCCTCCGCCGTTGAGCCTAGCCGCTACCCGCTCGGCCTTGATCGCGTCTTGGAGCTCATCGGCCTTGTCGTACGAGACGGCAAAGTCGACGCTAACGCCGTCGTAGTCGGCGCTGATGAAGAAAACTGTGCGCCACGTGGCGCGCGGCTCTCCGTTGTCGTCATCGTCCATGTTTCGCTCCTTGCGTGGCCGCATGGCCGCGGTCCAGAGTAATCAGCACTTCCACGTAGCGCTTGGCTGCTTCGACGTCGTCAGCGTCCGGAGGAAGCTCCAGCACGTCGCCGCTCACCACAGCGAAGAACCGCGGGGCGGTGCATTCGCGCCCCGGATCGAGGTTCAGGTCAACAACTGCGGCTGTTGTGATTCCTTTGATCATGAGCATGTGGGAGGGGCAACGCCCTAGGTTAGAAACAGACCATTGCATGAAATTGCCGGGGCTTCGGCCCCGGCCCCGTGGTTAGTTGATGACGACGTTGGTGGCGGAGGTCGCCCACTTGATGAACGCCTTGCTGGTCTTCACGTCCGGCGAGCGCTTGGTCGTGTCCTGCCAGAACATCACCGAGAAGTCGCTCGGCAGGCGCTCCACGAACTCAGCCACACGCTCGATGTTGGCCTTGGTCGTGTTGTGGCTGATCGAGCCGATGATGGCGTACTGCGCCGACAGATCGCTCGGGATCGGAACCGTCTTCGGGTTCATGACCACCTCCTCGAAGGAGATCAGGCCGGCGTAGATCTTGCGGAACGCCGCGTACTCGGCCGCCGCGCCCTCGCCGACGAGGCCCTTGACGTTCTCCATGAACAAGTCGGTCGGCAGGGTCGTCGGCGACAGCGCCACCTTCTCCCACTGGCGCGGGGTGGGGTTGACGCCGTAGGCGCGGTTGGGGTCGAAGTCGCTCAGCAGGTTCGGCTTGAAGCGGATGAACTGGATCAGCACCGGGTCGATGTTGTTGGCCATGGCCCAGTCCACCCAGTCGTCAAGGTTCTCGTCGAAGTGCTGGATGTTCAGGCGGTTGCCCAGCTTGGTCGTCAGGCGGTTGGCGCCGGACTTGTCCTCGGTGCGGTTGCCGGTGCCGATGATGTACAGCTCGTCGCTGAGTTCCAGGTCACCGGCGTGGCGATCCAGCACGATGCGGCACATGGCGTTCATCATGGGGATCGTGGCGTCGGTCAGCTCCTCGATGACGAGGAAGCACTTGCCGACACCCTTGCGCAGCTTGTAGAACTCGGCGGGCGGGACCCAGCGCGTGACCTCGCCTTGGTTGTTCGGGGTGCCGAGCACGTCGACCGGATCGCGCAGCGAGGGCGTGAAGACGACCGTGTTCTCGGGGGTGCCGCCGAGCGACTTGACGATGTCGAGGCTGAGCGCCGACTTGCCGCCACCGGGCTTGCCCAGGATGAGGTAGGCCATCTTGTGACCGGCGGGGGCGGTCCACTGGGCGACGATGGTGCGCTTGAGGTTCGAGTACTTCATGGTTTGCCTTTCAGTAAGCAAGTGAGTGGAAGGAAACACGGGGTGGGTTGAAATGCAGCCACGCGCCCGCTCGCTATGACTGCTGACTCGTAATCAAGTTCCGAGTCTGAGGGAAACTTCTAGGACCATCTTGGCGTCTTCGGGCCGGTCGGTCGTCATCTTGAACCAGGCGAGGTCGTCGTGAGGGGAGGACGCCGGCAGATTTGGGCGCCGGGCCCGCCACGTTCCGTCCTGCAGATAAAGAACGGCCACACATGCGATGAGCCCGGACGCATCGACTTTCCACAACGCGTGGCAGTGAGATTGCTGCGCGAAGCCGTCGGTCCAGTACGTGCTGCCCGGGCTACGCGGCGTCTTCATCGGGGGCTCCTTGGCTAAGCCGCATCACGGTCTCCATGTACCGCACGGCGGGAATCAGGCGCTCGAACGACACTTGCTCGTGCACGTCGTCATATTCCCCGAACTCCGGGATCACGTGCCAGCCGTCTTGCTCTTTGATGCGTACGGTAGCCAGACGGCGACTGAACGGAACCCGCCGCGCTAAACTCGGTATCCATATTTCAGTGCATAGCTGTGCGCCTTCGTAAGCCACGACGATGATGTTATCTTTGTCGTCCCACTTGCGAAGCTGGTACTTATGCGCTGGCTTCATGGTCGTCTACTTTCGGGGGGGG